TTACGCTCCGACCTTGATTTCTGTGCCGTTGGCAAATGCAAAGGTGACTTCGCCGTTCCTGTGGACGATGGCCTTTTCAATCATTACCGTCCAGATGGTGTCGTTCCAGTCGTGCATCACCTCCGGCTGTTTCTTGAGGGTGCGGATATAAAGCGCCATCTTTTTGTCCTGCTGACTGCGGGAGGTGCGTAGGCTCTGCAACCTTTCCAGTTCCGCAGCCGCTTTCTCGTACCGTTCGGTGAGGGCTTCGTACTTTTTGAGGTAGGCTTCCTGGGACTGTGCCGTGGATGCGTTTTCCTTGACTGCCGCCTTGACCAGTTCGGCAACCACCTGGGTCTCCTCAAGTTGCCGTTCAATGTCGGCATCCAGTGTTCCGAAGTCCATCAGCTTCTGCCGCCACGCTTCGATTTCCTTTATAATCTGTACTCGATCCTGCATCATCAGATTGTAGGCTTTGATGAAAAGCCGCTGTATGGTTTCTGTGTCCAATGCAGGGGTGTGGCAGTGTTCCTCACTTGCGAATTTGCCGTTGCATTGCCAGATGGTACGGCGGTACTGGTCGGTGGAGTGCCAGACCTTGGGGCCAAAGAAGGCGCCGCAGTCCTCGCATACCAGTTTGGCAGAAAGAACGCTTTTGCCGCTGTAGGCTTTCCCCAGGGTCTTTCGTCTGGCAAACTCTGCCTGCACTTGCTCCCATTCGTCCGGCTCAATGATGGCGGGGTGGCTGCCCGTCACATAATACTGTGGGACTTCGCCCTCGTTGGGCTTCATTTTCTTTTCCAGAAAATCCACTGTGAACTTCTTCTGGAGCAGCGCATCACCCTTGTATTTTTCGTTCTGAAGGATACTGGTGACCGTAGTCTTGCTCCATTTTGCTTTGCCGCCCGGTGATGGGATGCCCAACTCTTCCAGGTACTTGCAAATGCCTGCCTGGGTCTTGCCCTCAAGGAAAAGGCCGTAAATCAGCTTCACAACCCTGGCTTCACTTTCGACAACCGCAGGTCGTCCGTCCTCGCCCTTTTCATAACCGAGGAAGCGTTTGTACGGCAGATGCACTTTGCCATCGGAGAAGCTCTTGCGCTGTCCCCAGGTGATGTTTTCGGAAATGCTGCGGCTTTCTTCCTGCGCCAGAGAGGACATAATGGTGATGAGCAGTTCACCCTTGCCGTCAAAGGTGTAGATACCCTCTTTTTCAAAGTAGCATTCCACGCCGTTCTCTTTCAGCTTTCGGATGGTGACCAGGCTGTCAACCGTGTTTCTCGCAAATCGGCTGACCGACTTGGTAACGATGAGGTCAATTTTGCCGTCCAGGGCATCCGTGATCATTTCTTTGAACCCCTCACGGCGCTTGGTGTTAGTGCCGGAAATGCCCTCGTCCGTGTAGACTTTTACGAACTCCCATTCCGGCTTGGACTGTATGAATTTGGTGTAATAATCAACCTGGGCTTCATAACTGGTGAACTGCTCATCGCTGTCCGTGGAAACACGAGCGTATCCGGCGACACGTCTTTTCCGCGCTGCCACCGAAGGCAGATGCGTCAGTGGGTTTATGGTTGCAGGTATCATTGTAACTTTAGGCATTCTGGTTCCTCCTTTCCAGAGCTTTTTGACGGGCTGTTGCTTTCATCTCGTCCGTCCAACTTTGTCGGCGTGAGCGGTCTTTCCATATCCGAGTGACCTCCGAGCCGTCAAAGAAGCGGAAAATCAGCACATTCCCGTTGCAGACCAGGATGCTCTTTATGAGCCTGCGGAGTAATTCCTCTGAAAAATCCACCTGTCCAAGCACTTCTGCGGTCACTGCCTGCAAGGTCTCTTCGGGGATCTGCTTGGAAGCACAGGCAGCTTTGCCCATCGAATTGAATGTACCGCAAACCCAGACGGGACCCGTTTTCGTGACCTTGCGCCGATAGTTCTTTCCGCAGCCGTCACAGACCAGGAGGCTTGTGAAAGGGTACGCTTTCTTGGGCGCAGGCTTCTTCAAGAACCGAGCCGCCCGTTGGGTTTTCTCTGCCTGCACCGCTTGGAAGGTCTCCATGTCGATGATGGCATCGTGGGCATCCTCTGCGTGGTACTTGGGCAGTTCACCGTTATTGATGATGGTTTTCTTGGTGATGTGGTTCTCACGGAAGGTTTTCTGTAAAATCAGATTCCCCGTATAGGTGTAGTTGCTGAGTATCTTTGAAATTACGGACTGACCCCATTGCTTTCCGAAGCGTGACGGGATGCCGTCCTCATTCAGTCTCTTGGCAATGGTAAGGTAGCCATCGCCGGAAAGGTACTCGTCATAAATGCGGCGGACAAGGTCTGCTTCCTCTGGGATAATCTCGTACCGACCGTTTTTCAGTCGGTATCCGAGCATAGCCCCGTTCCAGGGCATCCCTTCCTCGAAGTTCCGCTTGATGCGCCATTTCTGGTTCTCACTGGCGGATCGGCTTTCTTCCTGTGCATAGGATGCCAGGATGGTCATCATCAGTTCACCATCACCGCTCATAGTGTGGATATTCTGCTCCTCAAAGAAAATGTCCACCCCCCAGGCTTTGAAGTCACGGACGGTCTGTAGCAGCGTGACCGTGTTTCGTGCAAAGCGGGAGATGGACTTTGTAATCACCATATCGATTTTTCCGGCACGGCAGTCAGCGATAAGCCTCTGAAAATCTGCTCTGGATTCCTTTGTGCCGGTCTTGGCTTCATCAGCGTACACGCCGACATAGAGCCAGTCATCGTGATTCTGGATGAGGTCGCTGTAGTAGCTGACCTGTGCGGACAGCGAGTGGAGCATGGCATCCTTGCCGCTCGATACACGAGCGTAGGCTGCAACTCGCTTTTTCTGCTCCAGTTTCGGTGGTTTTGGTACAATAGTTATTGCTCTTGGCATTTTGTCACCTCCTCGTAGTGTGACATATTACCTCTGAAACCACTATATATCAAGTCAATCCCGCGATATAAACTACACGAAGATATTCCAAATTTCTCGCCCTGCATTGTATCAATTATGGCGTAATCCTCTGGGGTTAAAATCCCCATCGACAGCATCCTTTTTGCCTGGAGCATAGATGCCAGGTAGCGTTCCAGTCTGGCACGGTAATCATCAGTCACGGGCTTCACGCTCCTCTCCGAAGCGGTCAGAAATGTAGCAGTTGTGACTGCAATATTTACGCTCTTTATTCCCGTATGCGGTGAAAGGCTTACCGCAGTGGGCGCAGGTGTAGGCATAAACAGCTTTCCGATCCACGCAGTCTGGGTGGCTGTTCCACCAGGCAGTCCGGCAGGCATCCGAACAGAACTTCCGAGGTTTCTGCTTGGGGATGATTTTTATCAGCTTTCCGCAGTGTTTGCAGGCAACCGTGTTCTTTGCCGCATCACCCAGACCGTTGCGGCGGCAGAATGAGCGTACTGTATTATCTGAAATACCGAGCATTTCACCGATTTTTACATAACCGATGCCCTGTAAACGCAAGGTTTTGATTTGTTCTTTCTGCAAATCCGTCATAGCGGGTTCCTCCAATCCGAGGGGCTTCCTCACTACCCACTGGAGGTGAATTTGCCGTTTGGCCGAAAAACAACACGGGTTTTTGAGCAAAAAAAATAAAGCCCACCGAACCGCTATGGCTCGATGGGCTTCGTGGTTAGTTGGGGATCTTCAGCTTCCAACCGCTGTAGATGACATTGGACTTCAGACCATTGAGGGTCTTGATTTCGGGGTATCGGCTGCCTTTGCCCAGATACAGGGCGGCAATATCCCAGAGGGTATCACCCTTAACCACCGTATGGATGCGGTAGTCGTCAGTGCCGGATTCGGTTGCTCCCTCCACAGGATAGATGGCCACACCATCATTGGTGAACACATAGGTGCCGGGGTTCTTGTCCGCAGCCGCCTTTGCATTGGCGAGGACGCGGTAAGCACCCACCTGGGATTTGCTGTCCTTCCAAGTCTTACGCACACGGTAATAGCCGGAAGTCAGCTTTTCAGGATAGGTCACCACAGGCTCGGCAGTGTCCTCTGTGTCCTCCTTGGTATTGGCAGCAAGCAGAGCCTTGACCTCGGCGCGGAAGGTGTCCATGCTCTTGCCGTGCTTCGGGAACCAGTGCATCACATCACCGTGGTTGGATGCGACACCCTGCTTGTAGCCCTCGGAGTGGCAGATGATGTTCTGCTCGGTCAGACCATATTCTTTGCAAAGGTAGGCACAAAGTTCGACGGCCTCACGGTACACCTTCTGGAAATAGGTGTAGTCCGTAAGACCGTCCTCGCAGATTTCAAAGCCGATATGGGTGTTGTTGGCGCTACCACCGGCGTGCCATCCACGGTGATTCCAAGGGAGAGTCTGGTAAGTGGCAATGGTGCCGTCAGCCAGTTTGCCAATGAAAGCGTGGACGCAGACTTCTCTGCCGCCAGGGTGATAGGTGTTCCAGTGATTGCCGTACTGGTTTTCACCGAGCAGACCGTCATTGGGACCCACATAGCGTTTCAGATTGGGGTTGTTCGCCCCGGTGGAATGAACCATAATGCCCTTGACGGTGATGGTTCTGCCTGCCTTATAGCAAGCGTTTTCTGTAAGAATCAGCTTATGCAGATTCATCATCGTCACCTCCTCGCTCGTGAAGCTGTTCCAGGACTTCCTTCAGCTTTTCAGGGATAGGCAGTCCCAGATGGGCAGAGTTCTCCAGAATGCTGACACCCTCATTGGACAGGTAGAAGAAAATGACTGCGGTTCGCAGCACTCCACCCTGGCCGAGGACATAGACATCCACAATGTTGCCGATGCCCACAAGAGTGAAAATCAGTACCTTGCGGCAGATGCCTTTGAAGCCGATGGAACTGGAGAGGTTCTTGTCAGTGATGGCGCACATGACGCCGGTGATGTAGTCGATCACCGTAAAGGCGATCAACGCATACAGAAAGCCGTCCACACCGCCCAGGAACCATCCGAGGAAGCCACCGAAAGCGGTGAATGCGATCTGAATGCCAGACCAGATTTGTTTCATAGCGTTATCCTCCATTTCGTTTTAATTATGCAAAAGGGCCTCTGCCACGAAAGCAGAAGCCCTATGTGCCTTATTCAGTTTGCTTGGGTAACCATTCCCATACTCGCATATCTTCCTGTCCGAGGGACCACATACACATCCCTCGCAGTTTCCATCGGTATGCTGCCTGGTTTGCCCAATAGATGAGGCTGTCCACATCCTGGTAGTAAAGGATGGAAAAGCCGTCCGAATCCCCAAGGAACAGTCTGGAAATCCAGATGTTGATGTCCCTGGGGATGATTTTTGCAGAGTAGTCGTTGCCGCACTCAAGTGGCATAATGTGGGAGTGATAAAATTCATAGTCCAGAGAGATGCTTTCGCTTCTGGTGGACGATTCTTCCACATCACTGGTCAGCGTGAACACCTGGAACTCCTCATCCCAGGTGCAGTTCGACCGTTCAATTCTGCCGTAGGAAGTTTCAGTGCCATCCGGCATGATAACATCGAAACGCTCATACGGTTCGTATGTCCAGGCATCCCCCAGACGGAGCAGTTGGCAGTTGACAGGCATATCCGAGCGGATACCTGCGTAACCACCGCCACTGCTGACCGTAGCCGTGAAGCGGAGCGTGTACGAGGTGGACGAATAGACCAGCACCTTGTTTCCACGCTTACGCATCTCAATGGTATAAACACTTGGATTGGAGCGGAGGTCTGCCTTTGCGGTCTTTGCATAGGATGCCGAGTAGCTTCCCTTGAGCGTTGACCCTTCATAGAGTTCCAACCTCTGCGTATCGTAATTGATGCACAAAAACAGCGAACCGAGGAAAATGCCGGACTTGCCACCACCATCCGGCGGGATGATGATCTGCGCGCGGAGATGGATGTCGGAAAATCCGTTATAGTTCCAGGCAAGCTGACCGTAGCCCTCAAGCTGCGAGTATGGGCGGTTGGCATCGCTGTTAGGGTCTTGCCACACATCCCATTCGCCGGAGAGCGTTGTCCAGTAGCTTTCCGGGATCTTCTGCTCATCACGGAAATCCTCATACCATACCAGTGCAGAGTCCGGCTTTCGGCGCAGCATCTCAAGAGTCAGCTTGAAGCCGGTCGCCGGTCCCACCATATCTCCGTTGATGTCCTTGAACTTTCGTGGCGCCAGGGTGTATTCCGCATCACCTGCAGTGGGCTCTTCGGAAAAGTCCGTGCAGACACGGAAGCCATAGAACTGGACGCCGTTTACACCCACAGAGATTTTCAGCGTATGCTCTCCGGCAGTGAGATTTGCACCCTTGGCGAGGGTTGCCCAGAAAGTGGTTCGCCAGTACGGCCACCATAGCCGATTCTCGGAAAAATGAACCGTGCTGCCATCCAGAGAAGCATAAATGCTGTTTTTATCCCAGAACGGATAACACAGCCGGACTGCCACATCGTAGGTGCCGTCCTCATCAATGGTGAACTTATAGGTGGCAGAGCCGTCCTCTCCCAAGGTCACAAGTGTCTTGGAAACCGAAACAATGCCGGAATAGCTGTCCGGCTCGGCATCGTGGTCGATAAGGATTTCTCCGAACTCTGTCTTTTGCTGCTTGGCATAAGCGGTCAGATAGTTCCTGCGGTTATAGACCTCTGCCATCTGGGGATAGGTTTTTGCCGTAGCATCTCTGCCTTCCATGTAGTCATACACATGAGGGAGCGCCCACGGACCCATATCGTAATCGTCCCAATAGGAAAGAATCGGAATGAAAGGCTGCGGCGGTGCATCATCGGTGAAGTTATACACGCCCTGCATCCAGTATTTTGCAGCATAGTAGGTGTGGGATGTGCCACGGTAGTATTCGCCCAGATTTTCCGGGGTGTCATAGATCTGCCAGTTCCAACCGTAGGCAGGCATACCGAGGAACACCTTGTCTGGGTTCATCACCCGTACAGCATAATCGTACACACCCTCAAGCCAACTTCTCGGAGAGACAGGACCAGGAGCGGAACCTGCCCAAGCCATACCATAGGTCATAATGGATGCGGTGTCGCAGTATTTATCCAGGTCACCGTAAACGCACCAGTTCTCACCGCCGACCGAGCCGTTGACCGAAGTCATACCCGGCAGGCAGATGTTCATTTCCTTGGTGGGGTCATAGGATTTCACGGTGCTGTAAATATGGGCAAACATGGCGGTGGACGCTTCGTGGGTGGAGTAATCGTCGCCTTTTTCCAGGTCTATGTCCACACCGCTGCACCAGGGGTATTTCTCCATGATGCGGACGAGTTCGGAGCAGAAAGTGTCCTGTGCGCCATCCGTGTTGTCACGCAGGGCTTTGAAGATGGAGTTTGCACCGTCATTGGCAACGGTGAGCAGCCAACGGATGTGGGGCCATTTGTTGATGTAGGTCAGCATATTGCTGATGGCAACACCGCTCTCGGTGATGGTGCCGGTCTTATCTACCTTAAAGGAAAACAGACCGATGGTATCGATGCGATCACCATAATCGCGCAAGGCTTCATACATTCTGGCATTGCCCATGAATGTCCAGACCATGATGCGTTTGCCTTTGAGTTTATCCATCAGATTGCGTCACCTCCATCTGTCATTTGTTGCAGTTCAAACAGCACCCTTGCGGATTTTCCAGTTTCCAGATTGAGCCTGTGCTTGGAGTCCCAGGCGGCGCTGTACTGATAAAAACCATCTTTCGGTTCGGTGATGCCGTTTCTGGTGCATTCCCGCACCGAAGCAAGGAGCGCCAGGTCATCTTCGGCATGGAGGGCATTAGGAAAAACCACTCGTTGCCCACCAACACCCTGGTGCAGGGAAACCGTTCCTGCCGCCATGTCCGACTTGGGATAGATGTGGATATCCAAGCCGCCGGAGGTCTCGCCAAGATTGCAGACAATAACCGTTTCAGCAGAGCGAACCACGCCGTTGAACCAGACCTTATCGTTTTTCGCCAGCCTGCTCTCCGTGTGCGGAACATAGCCGGTCAGCGCCGGTCCTTCCTGCAGCATGAGGTCAGTGAACCAGATCGTGCCAGAGCAGTTGGTGACGGTAGGCTTCACCGTTACGCTCATGACACGCTTTTCCTGCTTTTTATTTATGACCTCTGCCAGTCGGATGAATACGGGTTTAGCCATCAAGCACCCACTTCATTTCGCAGGGATGACCTACCCATCCCGTGGCAACAGAACCCGGCTGAAGCAGAAGGTCTGTTACATAAATTGTGCCGGAGCAGTTGGTGATGCAGATACGCACCGTTATGGATTTGACCTTGGAAAAGTAGTTCTCCGGCGTGATCTTTTCCGTAGTTTTCGAGAAATAAGCCATATCGCACCTCCATCAGTACAGGTCAATGAAACGGGTCTCAGTGGTGCCGTCCTCGTATTCGATGACCACCTCAATGCCCACCTGGGCATCATCGGACAGTTTTTCCAAATCGTCCGAAGCAATCTGCGCCGACAGCGTATAACTGCTGCGATTGGAAGGATACACGGTCTGGGACATACTTTTGGTCATACCTGCAACACCCACAGCCTTAAAGGATGCCGTGCCAGATGCACCGTTTGCACCGTCTGCTTCAAAGCCGGAATTGACCCAATATGCCATATCATCATCGGCGCGGGAGTTGCGGAGATGATTGAACGGCACCAGTTCTCGGATATCGTTGTTGGAAACCACGCTTGTACCCTCAAGGGAGTCTGCGATGGTATCCAGAGTGCTGACGGAGCTGCCCAGGTTCTTCAGCGTGGTGGACAGTTCCAGAACGGTATTCCAAGGCTCCTGCAGATTGTACTCACGGCGCACGATGCGGGTAGTGACCGAAAGCCCCAACTCCTTATCCTCAACACGGACATAATCGCCCAGATTCCAGGCTTCATGCTCATAGCCTGTCAGAACGGACAAGTCCATCGCATTCAGCACATAGGACACGGTGGGCTTGCAGTATTCCGCAAGGCGCATGGCTGTAAACTCCTTCATCTGGTACGGGTTGGTGAAAGAGGAACAGTCCAGGGTGGTAATGCGGACTTCCTTGGAATAGGTGTAGTCCTCAAGGTATGGCTTGCCGCCGTTGATATCGGCAAAGGTCAGCCCATCCGCGCCTACTGCATATAGCCTTGTAACCAGAGAGCGGGTGTCCACGATACGCTCAATGCTTTTCATATTCTTTTTATAAGCAAACAGCGCACCGCTGTCCTTGCCGTTTACCGTCAGCAGATGCACCAGTCGGTTGGGGCAATCGAAAACAAGGTCGCCGCCGTGGAGATTGGCAATGCTGCGGAGAATGGAAAGAGCATTCTTTTCCGTGGAAGTCCAGGTACGCTTGGTGGTCACATTGACCGTGCCGACACTCCATTCGGTGTCTGCCAGAGCGTAGGCCATAGCAACATCGGCAGTCTCGGCATCAAACTTCTTTTCTTCCTTACGAACAGAAAATGTCAGATCATAGAACTCTGCCTCGGCATACACTTGGGTAATGGTGCTGCCGGTGCTGTCCTTTACATCTGTGATAGTGCGAATTTTATAAACATCGTCAACGATCTGGATTTTCTTCTCGTTATCGATGTACTTTCGCTTGCTGTCACGGTACGGAATACTGAAAGTCAGCGTGTCCTCGCCGTTGATTTCGCCTGTGACAATAATGTCATAGGCATTTTCCAGAACCGCTTCCCACGCGCCATTGCTGTCCAGAACCACAGGTCTGGCATAGCCGATCTTCTCATAGGGAGCCTTTGGAATGTCGTAGAGCCGAATATCCACCAGTTTTGGAGTTTTGGTGGTGTCCGAAGTGGTGAGCGTAACCTTAAAGCGGATATAGTTTCGGTTGGGAGATTGCAGCTTTCCGTCCGAGCCGACCACGATCCATTCGCTCCAATCAGTGAGGTCATCACTGGTGGAGGTTTCCACGGATGCAACGGCGGTGACTCCCGCTGTGTACTCACTGGTGACGGACACCTTACCCGTGCCGGAAAGATTGCAGTCAGCAGCTTTCGTATAAATTACACCGCTTTCCGGGTAGACGCCATCAGTGGCTTTCAGCGTGACACCGCTTGCATCGGCAAGAGCATCCACATCGGAAGAACTGTCTGCACCGTTGCAGAGGACGGTTGCTTTGAAAAAGTCCACCAAATCATCTGCGGTCAGTGGAGAATCACAGTCAAGGAACCAGTCATCAAAGCCGCCTGCGTAGTAATAGGAAGTGGCGTGCATACCGATAACCAGATCGGCAACGCAGGAGCGGTTCAGTTCCCCGGTAAAGGTTAGTGTTTCAGATTTCCACACCTCGCCGGAAGAACGGTCGCCTACCACATAGGTGAATTTCTTGTTGTTCGGCTCGATCACTCCGGCAATGAAATACCAACCGCCATTTACCAGTTTGAAAGAAGGTGTCATAGACTGGTCGAGGATCAGAGAACCTGCGGAGTTGTAAAGCATGATTCTTGGCTTGCCGGAATATAGGGACAGATAAAAAATCGGCTGTCCGGGACCGTAGCGGGTGTTGAAGATGGGACAGAAAGTATTACCCACCGAGTAAGTGGTAGGGTTCATCCAACCGCCCACAATGATGCGTTCACCGAGGTTTGCAAAGATGCTGCCGTCATTGGTGACCTGCAGGTGGGTCTTTTCAGAGGTCGGGTTGTTGATATTGAATCGGAACTGGCGACCTTTTGGGCTTTTGGAGAGGTTTGCGGTAGTGCCAGACCAGTTGATAATGGTAAAGTTGCGTCCGCAGCCGGATTCATCCACCAGTGAGGTATCTTCATCCGGCGCAGACTCATTAAAACGCCACAAGCCGGAGGCGGCATACTCTGCCGGAAATTCACCCGTGAAATCCGTCTGTTTATTCAGAATTGTTTTCAGAGACATACCGTCACCTCCATCTGCTCTTGGCCCCAATTTGAAGTTCCGTCAGCGTGGCATTGCTCACTTCCACAGTGACTGTGTTATCACCGACAGCCAGAGTCGGAAAGTTCAGTTCCTGCAAATACGGCAGGCCGTTACGGAGCGTTTCTTCATTTTCATCCACCACATAGGCAGTCATCCTGTCGGTGTCCACCACAAGGGTCTCTCCCTCGGAAAGAGTGGCATTCATGACCTTCATTTCTGTGCCGTTGGTGGTAATGCTGATATAATTGCTTGCCCCGGCAGTCAGTACACCTTTGATGCGGTAGACCGGCAAGGACTCAATATTGCCGATGGCGCGGGTCACGGTATGAGTGCCTTCCTCGGTAATGGAGAAGGTCTCATCCGTCAGTGCATAGGCAAACGGGTCTGGGCAGAAAAACTTCAGTTCAAAGCTGCCTGCCGAGCGGACGAGCCGTTCACAGTCCACCGCATCATTCAGTCGTGCCATAAAATACCTGTCGGGAACATCATCAAACACAAGCTGATGAAGTCCCTGGGTGGGGTCAAGCCAGGCGGCAATGCTGTCCAGAGCAGAAACCAGTGCCGTGAAACTGTGCTTGGGATAGATGCTGCAATGGGCAGTGATTTCTCTGTAATCAAAGTCAGCGCCGAAGTCAGCAACACCGTATTTTCCAGGCACGGTGGTGGTAAAGTTGCGAAGTTTACCACACACCTGCCAGGAGGTCAGACGGGCTTTGATGCCCATACTGGCCGATGTAATATCGTTATAGGTAAAACCCATAGGTCAAAGCCCTCCTTTATGCTGTAGTGAAGTGACCCTGTGCGCGAGAGCCACTCTGAATAAGGTTGTAGAGTTCCTGGGAAATCTTGCGGATATCCTCCTCGCTGCGGACAACCATCTGCTGAATGGTAATGAGCGCGCCGTAGCCCATGCCACCGATGCCGGAAGCGGTATCGTTACGGTTGACCGTGCCGTTGACGGTGAAGTCGGTCGGCAGTGCCGTGGTCATGTCATCAGCCAAGCTGTGCATCACATCGTTGATTTCAGAACTCATGCCTTCAGCGGCTGCAACGGCATCTTTACCGTTGGCATTGATAGCCCCTGCCAGACCTTCCACCAACATCTCGCCGACCCAGCCCATTTCCTTGGACGGGGATGCGATACCGAAGAAGTCGCAGATACCATCCCAGATGGAGGAAATCCACCCGGACACTTTGTTCCAAAGCCAGGATGCCAGGGACTGGATGCCCTGCCACAAGCCACGGACAAGGTTGCCGCCGACCTCGGCAAGTTGCGATACGCCCTTACCGAAGGCAGAGACCAGACCCGCAAGGATCTGCGGTACGGCCTTTACGATTTCAACGATGATGGTAGGCAGATTGGCGATAAGGGATATGAACAGTTCCACACCTGCCTGCACGATCTGGGGAATGCTGTTTATAAGGGCATTGACCACAGAACCGATGATTTCCGGGATAGCCGCCACAATGGTTGTGATGATCTCCGGCAGAGCCTGTACCAAAGAAATCAGCAGGTCGATACCCGCCTGGATGATAAGCGGAATGCTGTCCAAAACAGCGGTGATGATGCCGTCAATGATCTGCGGGATAGCTTCCACCACGGCGACGATAATGTCCGGCAATGCTGCCACCAAAGAGGTCAGAAGCTGAATGCCCACTTCGATGATTTGGGGAATTGCGCCGAGAATGAACTCAACAATCGCTGTAATAATGGAAGGTAGTGCTTCAATCAGTGTAGGAATTGCGGCAAGCAAACCCTCTGCCAGTCCCATAATCAGTTGCAGGGCGGCATCGAGGATCATAGGAAGGTTGGAAATCAGCCCCTCCACGATGGTGATGATTGCCTGCACTGCGGCGGGGATAAGCTGCGGAAGTGCCGAGCCGATACCCTCTACCAGAGAAACGATGATCTGAACGGCGGCATCCACCAGAAGCGGAAGGTTCTCGATCAGCGTGTTCACAATGGTCATCACCGCTTCAATGACTGCCGGGACCAGTTGTGGTATCATCGTCAGCAGCGTAGTTAGTACCTGGGAGAACAGATCGACCACGGTGTCCAGTAAGGTCGGAAGCAGATCACCCACAGTCGCAAGCAGTGCATTCAGCGCCGTTGGCAATGCCGAGATAATGTTCTCAATGACCGGGGTAATATTGGTCAGCACATCCTGGAATGCATCCACCACATTGTTGCAAAGCTGCTCAATGTCAGCATCCGCATTACCGAATCCCACGATAAGGTTATCGATAGCCGCCTTCATGGCGTTCATGGAGCCTTCGATGGTATGTTCCGCTTCCGCAGCGGTAGCACCGGCGACGCCCATGCTCTCCTGAATGACGTGGATCGCTTCAACCACATCAGCGTAGGAACTGATGTCGTACTCAATGCCGGAAATCGCCTGGGCATCAGCAAGCAGCCGCTCCATTTCAGTCTTGGTGCCGCCGTAGCCGAGTTTCAGGTTATCGAGCATCGTGTAGTTCTGCTTGGCAAAGCCCTGGTATGCGTTTTGGATGAGTCCGATGTCTGTACCCATCTTATTGGCGTTATCCGCCATGTCGGTGATCGCCATATCCGCATACTTGACTGCCGCCTCCGTATCACCGCCCAGAGAGGAAATCAGCGATGCAGAGAAGGATGTGACCGTGGACATATAGTCATTGGCCGACATACCCGCAGTTTTATATGCGTTATTGGCGTACTCCTGCAGGGATGCGGAGGAGTCTTTGAACAGGGTGTCAATACCACCGACAAGCTGTTCATACTCACCGTAGGCTTCCACCACAGCTTTGCCCAGGGACACAGCGGCGGCTGCGGCAGCAGTTACCACCGCACCCATCGCAATGCCCACCGTTTTCAGAGTGCCGCCTAATTTGGAAAATTTGCCCTCGGAGTCATCGGCGGCATCTCCGGCATCATCCAGTTCTTCTTCCAGATCGTCGGCGCTGTCGGCAACATCGTCCATTTCATGCTCGGCATCATCCAGAGCCGCATTGTTACGGTCGAGTTCCCGCTCCATGTCGTTCAGCGCAGCGGTGGCATTATTAAGCTGAATCTGCCACTGCTGCGTTCTGCGGTCATTTTCACCGAAGGACTCGGAGGCGTTGGCAAGTGCCTGGCGCAAGGTTTCGATTTTCTGTTTTTGGGCTTCGATTTCCTTGTTCAGCACCTGGTTCCGGGCAGTGAGGGCTTCCACGGAATTGTCGTTTTTGTCGAACTGCGACTGAACGACCTTCATTTCCGAGCCGAGGACTTTGAAGGACTGGTTGATTTCCGACAGAGCCTTCTTGAACTCCTTTTCGCCCTCAAGACCGATTTTTAAGCCAAAATCATCTGCCATCTATACCACCTCCTTCGTCAGATTCCGTCCGGGATAATGTCATCGATGAACAGTTCCCGCTTGGGCTTGGCAAGCCCGTTATATTGCTTGTGGCACTCCCAAAGGTCCAGGAGCAAACCAAACGGCATCAGCCACACCTCATCCTGCGACAGATGGAGGTGGGCGATGCCGTAATATAAAAGTCGAGTAAATAACTCTTCGTCACTTACTCGACCGCCGCGTTTTTTGGGTCAGACTCGCTTTCTACATTTCGCTTGGTGCCCTTATACAGAGCCTCGGTGATAGCCACCTTGTAGGTTGCCAGATCCACGGGAGTAGTGAGCAATTCCACCATCTCCTCGGTGAGCAGTTCCTTGAGGGCATCCTTATGCTTGAGGTTGTGAACCAGAATGGACTGGTTCGCCAGAAGCGTGATGAGCCACACGATCTCGCCAATGGCCATCTCGAAGTTCTCGGACTTCATCAGCTTATCGCCCAGGTTCTCCAAACCGCCGTAACGACCGGCGATGTCCTTGGTAGCCTTGGTTGTCAGAAGCAGCGTATACTCATCGCCGCCGATGTTGATATTTGCAGAGCGTTCAGTAGTCATAGGTCAGTCCTCCTTATTCAGCCGCAGCGGTGGTATAAGAAGGCTCGTACACTTCCTTATACCAGTTGGTGATGGTGTCAGCGGTTACAGCAGAATCACCCTCGGTGACCTCTGCCTTCCAGGGATGCTTGCCATTGCCATCCACCTTATTGCGGCGGAGAATGGTGCCCTCGATGGTAGGAGTGCTGAAGGTGATGCTGTCACCCTTGGTCGCAAGGTTCGTGGCGGGGATACCGAACTTCACACGGTACAGCCAGTAATACTTGTACTTGCCGTTGGACTTCTTTGCACGGAAGCCTACAGCCACAGGATCGCCGCCGTCCTCACTGGTAGAGACCACAACGCCATTCGCATCAATGGTCGCGCCGGTCAGGTCGGAAGCAACAGATGCACCGACATCGTCCACGCCCAAGGACAGAGTGCCGTTTTTGAACTCCTTTACGATTTCTGCCGCACCATCATCTGCGTAGAGCGTTGCCTCGGCCAGTTCCACGGAGAGATCGGCATTCATTGCCTTTGCCAGTTGCACCGGGGTCGCATAGGTTTCGTTGCCATTCTCGTCCTCGGTGATTTTGGCATAATACAGTTTATCAAGACCGATAGTAGCCATGATTTATTCCTCCATTTCATAGTGTTTGGCTACATCCACCGCATAGTGGTGATAGCCTGTTTCGGTTTCATAACCGATGTATCTACGGTCGGTTATGGTAAAATCAGCGCCCAGAAGCGTTTTTACAAGGGCATTTTTATCTGCCATGTAGTTGCCCTGGACATAAAGAGATAGTCGAGCCTCCTGCACATCAATGCCGGGAGCGTTATCTGCATGGAGGTCGAAAGTGTCAGCGATTGGAACCACCACGATGTATTTCGCAGGGGCAGCATCGGTGAACACGCCTGTCTCGATGGGAATGCCCAAAACAGAAAGTGCCGTCTGGATATCTGCCAGTACACTCATAATTTTCTGACCTCCTCTTCAAATTTCTGCTGCATCGCGGCTTTGCAAGCAGACCGTGATGCGGATTTCGCAGGCTTCAGAAAGGGCTTTGCAGGCTGACCGTGCTTGCCGTATTCCAGGATGTTTGCCAGTTTTGCATTACTGCCGCCATCACTGCGAGGTTCGGCAAAGCCAACCTTGACATTGTGATTGCCGTCCTTATCGGTCTTGGCAGGGGTCAGACCCAGAGCCGATTCCAATTCACCTGTGGAGCGGGGTTCGTATTTTGTGCCGGAACCCACCACAGCGGAAAGGTTGCTCTGTACCTTCTGCAGGACAACTTCACCGCCTGCCTCCAATACACTTTCAGCAACGGCATCAAAGTCCTTTCCCAGACGGGACATCCTTTCCAGAAATTCATCCGGCATTTTGATATCAACCTTTGCCAACAGTCGCCACCACCTTTTTGGCAAGAACCTCCGTGTACATACCGCGTCCTTTAACATCCTCGACCGAGGTTACCTCAAACCGCTCACCGTCTGTAACGATGATGTGGTCGGTGGTAATACCCAGACCAGGGATGCTACGGAAACAGAACAGATCGGTGGCTTCGGAGAAAGCGGCGAGATTTGCCCACCGCTGACTGCCGTGCCGTCCTTCTCTGTAAACACGGACAGAAGCGAGGACTTCATCCACCGTAGCAGTGAAGCCCTCGCTGTCCTTAACCTTTTTTGTGATAATGATATCGGCAAAGCCGTTCATTTTCCCGAAACTCATGGTCACACCTTCCATTCCCGGTCGAGCCGAAGCAGAAGGTTGACCGTGTTCCAGACCTGCTGACCGGCTTGAACATTATCAGCAAAAAAGCCGCCCGTGCTGCCGTCCCTGGATTCGTAAAAGTGGGAGGACAGCATAATGACTGCCTGCTCGGTAGTGGGCGGCATATCCTTTTCGCTGTAAGTACCTGCCGGAATATGCTGATAGCTTTCTGCGTATGAAACAGCGGCGGTGATGTAGCCCTTCAGCAATGCATCATCCGCCGCATGGTCGAGAATCAGATTCTGTTTTACTTTTTCAAGCAAAGCGTCCATCACCGCCACCTCCATTCATTACGCAGTCGCCATCTTGAGCAGCTTGACCGCTTCGGGGAGAATCAGCTTGCCGTCCACGCGCTCCTTGGCAACGAAACCGACCATGCCGTTTCCGGCGAACAGTTCCTTCAGTTCCGCAAAGGAACGGGTACCGCGGTCACCGATGTTGTAGTAGTTGTAGTCACCGAAAGCGATGGCAGGCATACCTGCGGTGATTACAGGGAAATAAGGAGAGGTGTGAACCTCGTATCCCAGGAGCCTGCCGGGTTCGCCTGCCTGCACAGAATCCTGCCACAGATAGCGACCGTTCTTGTCAGTCAGCTTGCGGATAGCTGCCAGAGTCTGGTCATTGCAGATGAACTTGGCGTTCTTGCGGTAGGGGCGCTTGAGAGAGTACACCAGGTCGATGAGTTCATCGGCAGTGATTTCGGTAGCAGATGCAGCAGTCACGCCAATCTGTGCGCCACCCTCCTCGGCAAGCAGACCCAGGGGCTGACCTACGCCGGTACCATTGAGGAAGGCATCCTCTTCCGCATTGGCCAGAGCCTTTGCAAACTGACGAAGGATGTACTTCTCCAACTGGAATGCGTTGTCGTAGAGCAGTTCCTCGGTGACCTTCACGGCAACATGGAGCTTATGGGCATCCAGATTGATCTGGGCAAACTTTGCATCGCCCCAGGTGAGTTCCTCGCCCTCATCGATCCACGCAGCCGCAGGCTTGGTGGCAGCGATGTTGATCTTACGCTCACCACTGGTGGTGATGGTGTGGCCCAGCTTACGGAAGATGTTCTCTTCCTCCAGAGCCTCGATCAGACGGGAGTCATACTCTTCGGGAACCAGGTAGCCACCGTCAGCGTCAATGCCCTCCTGGAGAACATTGCTGACCTGGCGGAAGTTGGTACGGAGAGCCTTGAGCATACCGTCCTTATAGGCATCGGAAGCACGGCCGGTCTTGGGCTTCTGGTCATTCACAGAAGTGCCATTCATAGGCTTTTCGGTGATGGGAGTAGAAGTGGGCTTGGAAAGCTGTGCGTCCATAGCAGACATGGCTTCCATACGCTCGATTTCAGCACCGTAGTCCTGAACCTTCTTTTCCATCTGGGCATAGGTCTTGGCATCCTCATCGGAAAGCAGACCGTCACTGTTGCGCTTGGTCTCTACAAAAGCCTTTGCAGCTTCCCAAGCCTGGTTACGCTTTGCGCGCAGTTCGTTGATAGTCATAATAAATTACCTCCAGTTTTTGATAAGATTGAGCCGATCCAAAAGGTCATCGGCTCTGTGTTGGTGGGTGGGTTTGGGTTCAATCGCGCACTTGGCAGCGATTTTGTCCATGAGGGAATTGACCACATTGGCCTTGGAATACAGCATGGAGACTGTGGGGGCTTCCACATCTTCGGTATCGCCGGAACGCTTGATGACCTCATCAGCAAAGCCGAGTTCCACGGCCTTGTTTGCATCCATCCAGGTTTCAGCGTCCATAAGGTGGGATAGCTTTGCGCGGGATAGCCCGGTCTTGATCTCGTAGGCATTGATGATGGAATCCTTCACACTACCGAGCATTTCAATGGCTTTCTGCATATCCGCAGAGTCACCGAAAGCAATGGTCATGGGGTTATGGATCATCATCATAGATACCGGGGACATCAGAACTTTGGTACCTGCCATAGCGATAACGGATGCTGCGGAGGCAGCGATGCCGTCAATCTTGACCGTGACATTGCCCTTGTAATCCATCAGCATATTGTAGATTTGGGCTGCCGCCACGCAGTCACCGCCAGGGCTGTTGATCCAGATAGTGATGTCGCCGGAGCCTGCCATCAACTCATCCTTGAAAAGCTGCGGGGTGACGTCATCGTCAAACCAACTTTCCTCGGCGATGGTGCCGTTGAGAAACAGAGTCCTCTCCGCCGGAGCCGTCTCCGTCTGTGCCTGGTTCTTCCACTTCCAGAACTTCTTCATCGGGATTTTCCTCCTTTCCGTCATCAGTAGGTGTATTTGCAAAAGCCCCGGCATTTTTCAGCGGGAGCATATTGCCGTTAATGAGGTACAGGTCGCCACCTTCTTCCGCAGGGATGCGGTCGAGGTTTTCCAGTTCACGGATGTCATTTGCAGACATCCAACCGTTCTGGCGACCGATGGCGTAGCCGTTCATGCGGCTCTGGTAATCGCCACGAAGCAGGCCTTCCAGATTGAACTTCACGAAATACTCTGCCTTTTCACCTTGGGACAGGAGCGCCCTCTGAATGGACTGCTCCCAACGGATGACCCAAGGGTCAAGGGTGTATTTCACGAACTCAAGGGACTGCTGCTCAATATTAGAAAAGCTCGACTTTTCCAAGTCACCGACCATGTGGGGCGGGACACGGAAAATTCGAGCGATTTCATTGATTTGGAATTTGCGGGTCTCAAGGAACTGTGCCTGCTCCGGCGAGATGCCGATAGGCGTGTATTTCATGCCTTCCTCAAGAACAGCAATCTTATTTGCGTTTCCGCTGCCGCCGAAGGTGGACTGCCAACTTTCACGCACACGCTGCGGATCTTTGATGGTGCCGGGGTGTTCCAACACACCACCGGGAGCCGCACCATTTGCAAAGAACTTGGCTCCGTACTCTTCGCAGGCAATCGCCATTCCGATGGCGTTCTTTGCCATAGCAATGGGACTGTAGCCCACCAGACCGTCAAAGCCCAGACCAGGGATATGCAGCACATCCGAGGGCTGAAGCGTTACAGCAAAGTCCTTATTTTTAATGGCTTCATCCGAGCCACGGTAATAGGTGTAGTACAGACGGCCATTTTCATCTCTGTCCACGGACATCTTGTTGGGCATCAGCGGATATAGTGCGATGACCTCACCTTTGCCGTTGCGGATGACCTGTGCGTAGGCATTGCCCCACAAAAGCAGATGAGTCATGAGGGTCTCTCGAAATACGAAAGAACTCATTTCCGGGTTCGGCTCATCATGGAGCAGTCGGTACAGCGGATGGTCAAGGGCTTTTTCTTTGCCACCGCCATCGGTGTATTTGTAAAGATGCAGCGGCAGTCCCGCCACCGCTTCAGCCAGAATACGGACACAGGAGTACACGGCAGTCATCTGCATAGCAGACCGCTCGGTCACGGTTTTGCCTGCGGTGGTCCCGCCCATGTAAAAAGCATAGGCACTTCCGGCAGTTCGGTTTTCAGGCTTGTCTCTGGATTTGAATAGGCCAGAAAAGATACCCATTATGCATCACCTTCTTTCAGTCGCTCACGCAGAGCATCAAAAAACGCTCTGCCTTTTATGGGAAGTCCGGCAGCAAGCCGCTCTTCCTCAAAAGCAAAGCGTATTTCCAGTTGCTCTACAGAATAATATTTCAAAAATGTGCGCCATGTGCGGGAATCCCAATCCCGCAGTTTTTCCCAGAGTTCCGGGAAGTGCTTCCGAAGTTTACGCAGTTCCTCAAAAGACTGCAGCGGACAACACCAACAGGATACACGATGAAAAATATCGTATAGCCCATCCCAATCGAAGCCCCGCTCCTTGCAGTAGGTAAGGCAGTCCGATTCAGTCATACCCCATTCCACCAGAGGATAGCGGAAGTCACGGATACGCTGCGGTTCATCGGCGGCAATGCCGATGTACTGAACCAACTCGTATTCCTTTGCCAGGTCGCGGAGGTAGCGGTCAATGATCCGCTGTTTCAGCATCGCAGTACACCAACGGTTTCGGGGGCCTGCCCAACTATAACCTTTGCGCCCGAACAGTTCGGGGTTCTTTCTCCTGGGCATATGCTCCAGGAGCAGATATTCAAAGGAATACTCTGATTTTAGGCGTGTGATCGGTCTGCCGATATACTTTTCCAGTTTCTCGATGTGGTGGTACATACCGTCAAACTCAAGCCCCGTATCACAGAACAGGATGAGATCAACAGGCCAGCCTTCCTCCAACATCCGCAGGAGCATAGCGGTCGAGTCCTTGCCGCCGGAGAGCGAAACAATATGCAGTTTTTTCTTTTCCATTTCACACCTCCGTCAGATAAACAAAATGCCTCGGTCATCGTAGACCGAAGCACTGGAGTCGTTGCCGCAGCGGATCGCACGGTCGAGAGCCATAATGGTGGCGACTGCGCCGTCAATCTTTTCTGTGGATTTTTCCTTGTCCGGCTTGATGTTGCCGGCGGGATCGGTGCGGATGAAGATGTTATCCATCATCCATCGGAGAACGGGATGTCCACCGTGGGCTACCTTTTCCTCAAGCACCAGTTTCATCAGTTCTTTGGTGGGCGGGGACATATCCTTGAAGCCCTGTCCGAAAGGGACCACCGTGAAGCCCATACCCTCAAGGTTCTGCACCATCTGGACAGCGCCCCAACGGTCAAAGGCAATCTCACGGATGTTGTAGCGTTCACCCAGGCGCTCGATGAATTTTTCGATGTAACCATAGTGAACCACATTACCCTCGGTGGTCTGCAGGAAGCCCTGCCGCTCCCAAACATCATATGGCACATGGTCGCGCCGGACACGCAGGTCGAGGTTGTCTTCGGGTATCCAGAAATACGGTAGGATAATGTATTTATCATCCTCATATTCCGGTGGGAAAACCAGAACCAGTGCGGTGATGTCTGTAGTGGAGGACAAGTCCAATCCGCCGTAGCAAACGCGTCCCTCAAGGTCATCCTCGGAGGTGGCAAAGGCGCATTTGTCCCATCTGTCCATTGGCATCCAACGGACTGCCTGCTTGACCCACTGGTTCAAACGAAGCTGCCGGAAGGCATTCTCTTCGCCGGGGTTCTGCTTGGCAGACTCACAGGCATCACGCACTTTGTCGATGCCCACCGTAATACCCAAAGAGGGATTTGCCTTCTTCCAGGTTTCCGGATCAGTCCAGTCATCGCTTTCATCTGCACCATAGATAACAGGATAAAAGGTGTGGTCGATTTTACGGCCTTCGATGATGTCCTTGGCTTTCTGGTGGATCTCATAGCAGATGGACTTGGTATCGTTGCCTGCCGTGGTAATAAGAAAGTACAGTGGCTGCATACGAGCATCACCGGAACCCTTGGTCATAACATCAAACAGTTTTCTGTTCGGCTGCGTGTGCAACTCATCGAATACAACGCCGTGGGTATTGAAGCCGTGCTTGTTTCCGACATCAGCAGAAAGCACCTGGTAGATACTGCCTGTGGGCAGATAAATCAGACGCTTTTGGGAATCAAGGATTTTGACCCGCTTTGCCAGAGCCGGACACATACGCACCATGTCGGCAGCTACATTAAAAACGATGGATGCCTGCTGTCGGTCAGCGGCACAGCCATAAACCTCGGCGCGTTCCTCACCATCACCGCAGGTCAGCAAAAGCGCAACAGCGGCAGCCAGTTCGGATTTTCCCTGTTTCTTGGGGATTTCGATATATGCGGTATTAAACTGGCGGTAGCCGTTGGGCTTCAGTGTTCCGAAAATGTCTCGGATGATCTGTTCCTGCCAGTCGATCAGTTCAAAGGGCTTTCTTGCCCAGGTACCTTTTGTATGGCAAAGGCACTCAATGAAACCGACCGCATAGTCAGCGGCATCCTTATCGTAGTAGGAGCCTTCGGACATGAAGCGGGTCGGTTTGTATTTCTTAAGCTTTCTGATATGCGGTCACCTCCTTCAAATGAGCATAAAAAATAGCCGCCACCATCATCGGTGCGACTTTCCGTATACGAGGAACAGAGCCTCTCGGCTCCATCCCAGGGCTGTGATATTGTTTTACTTCTTGGTGGGGATCGGCGGCTTGCCCGTGGTCAGCCATGCCAGCCAACACTGTTCGCAGGTGACCAGGTCGCAGGCAACCGCACCGCCTTCTTCAAAGGGTGGGTGTCCCTTGCTGATGATTTCTGCGATTTCCCCGGCAGTGGTGTCCAGAGCCTTGATGATTTCCAGTCCAGTTTTTGCCATAATGTTTCCTCCTCAGATTTACTTCACCTGTGCCATGCACCAGGCAATTGCGTGGCCGTTGTCTGCGAACCGCTCATCGGTCTTTCCCCAGGGTGCGAGTCTGCACTCGATGTCGCCAAGCCCGGTCTCATCGGGGGTTTCAACGAACTCGTAAATCTCTGCCGTAAAACCGCCTTTCCAGTGGCAGTCCGTAACAAAGACCTTGTCGCCGAACTGAATGACCGCGCCGTAGCTTGCGGAAACCTTCATTTGCAGCCGTTCCATCGTTGTGAATTCCATAATGTTTCCTCCGTTTTTTTCTGTGTTTTCCCTTTCGGTGTGACACATATTACCTCTGAAAGCACATAATATCCAGGGGTTTTGCGATAATAAACTACACGATTATTCAGCCGTTCTTACGGGGTGAATTTGTGTAGTTTATGACTCGCCCGTGAGGATGAAATTCACATATTCGGAGCGATGCTCCTCAAGGAAAATTACCAGTTCATAGAACCGCATTTCGTTGGCGATGTACTGTACCATCGGAACATCAAACATATTGGTACGGCCAGTCTTGCGGACTGCGAGGATCTGTTCTCGGATTTTATCGGTCATCGGTATTCGCCACCTTTCGACAAACATCGACACCGTAGGCTACATTCAAGCCAGAGCCAGTATCCCAGGCAACCATAATGCTGCCAATATCATCAACACCGATTACGGTGCCTTTTGTACCGATGGGCGGAGCCTGCGGATCGTCCATCTGCACCAGTTCCACCCGAGTACCCTTTGGGTAACGCTCACGGAGGGCTTGTAAGGCATCTCTGGAGATTACTCGCATACTTCCACCTCCTTGGTCTGACCGCTTCTAAAGGCAGAACTGCCCGCCAGGTTGCGGAGAAGGATTTTGCGTTCGGCCTTGAACTCTGCGCCGATGAAGCCCAGGCGGAGAAGGAAGCAGCGGAATGTATACTTGTCATTGTCCGTTTCCTTTTCCTTTGCCACCACTCGCTTTGCGTTCCGTGCCATTTCGCACAGCTTGCAAATGAAAGTGTCATAGGCTTTCAGTTCCTCTGGAGTAGGCACTGCCGGAAACCAGGGGAAGGAAACTTTTTCGTCCGTTACCTCAATTGGAAGGGCTTCCACACCCAGAGCCTTTTTGATGAGATTTCCCTTGGCTGCGATAAGCGCCTTGAGGTTTTCCAGAGTGCTATCGGTGAAAAGACCGCGAGGCATGGAAATGCAGATGCCGCAGACTTCGTCCGCTTCAACCTCTTCATCGGCATCATCTGCGATGCAGTCTGCCAGAGGGTCTTCAGCCTGGAAGCCTTTCTCACGCAGGAAGTGGATGAGCGGTGCGGCGGTGCTGTTGTCCTCGATGGTGACCTTGCCATCCACACTGACGGTGAAACCGCCGATCTGGTAGGCAAAGCCGGGTGCGCCGAGGTATTTGGCTTTTTCGCCGGTGTGTTCAGCAATGGCTGCGACCAGTTGCTTGCGGTCGGAACCGCTGACGTTGTAGTTGATAATCATAATGTGTGACCTCCTTTAAATTTGGTAGTCACATATTCGCTCTAAAACCGAATAATAGCAAGGCCTATAACCACAGAATAGTGTCAAATTATCAGCCCTCGGATTGTGTACAGTACACGATGCCGGACAGCACAAAAACCACGCAAGGAAGTGCGACACCGTTGCCCCACATTTTATATTCTGCGGCATCCGAATGAGGGTTACGCAGCCACTTGGCAATCTGCTTCAGAGACTTGGGCTTTGTGGAACTGCCCACGATCCTGCGATGGGTCTCAAACACATCATACCAATAACGGATATCCTCCATCGTAGGTTCGGCAACGCCCAGATCATCGCACCACCAGTCTGGGAAGCCCTGCAGTCTGGCGCACTCGGTGGGTGTCAGTCTGCGGACGGTATACCCGCTCTGGATAGCACCGGGGCCTTTGGCAACGAGAGTAGGCTGAAGCTCCTCTTCAAAGGTAGGAGCAAACTTGGCGTTCTTGCCCTGGTTGAAAGTGTCCCTGCCAATGCCGTAGCAAACAGCGGTGGGGTCTTTGTAATCACGGGCAAGCACTGTGGGAGCCTTGTCTTCTGCGACCTGGGTAAAGCTGCCCGTGGTCATAGCGTATACGGCATGGCGATCTACGGTATTCAAAGTGAAACTGACCTCTTCGTTGATGCCATCACCCTGGGGACCATTTTTGTTATCTCTGCCGATCATCGACCCTTGGATGGCGTAACTTTCCACCACGGCAATGCCGCCCTGGTTGCATCCAGGGTTACCACCGTTGCCGTCAAGTGTACGGGAGGTTTCGGCTTCGTAGATCCCACTGTGAGGATTGGCGGATTTCATGGCGTTGCTGTCTTTTGCACTGATCCCGTATGCGCATACATGATTTCCCATAACCAGAGGAACATTCCCACCGCCAGTCCCCATTCTGGAAGTAAGGGTTTGGACCTTATTATCTTCCGAAATGGAAATGCGGCTATCGGCAGGATGGTTTTCCAGGGCTACAGCGGCAGGCACGACACCGGCTCGGAGCGTCGGAGAGATTTCTTCCTCGTAACCAATGCTGCGACTCTTGGCAGAATGCTCGGTGCAGAACCCTGCGGACTCCAGAACGCACGGAGGGTGGTGGGCTTCAGCACGGAGCGTGGCGGTTACATCATCCGTCACATCCATACGCTGACCGCCCTGGTCATTTAAGCAGAGGCTTGCTGTTCCAGTGCGATCCGCAGTACTTCCGGCAGTTCTTTGCCACGAGCGGAAGCCCTCCGCAGAATACCCTGACAGGCCTTCGGACTTAAAAAGTATGTCGAAGGCACGCCCACCTGCAAAATCTGCGACAAGGTAGATGCGTTTTCTTCGTTGGGGAACTCCCCAGAATTGAGCGTCAAGAACTCTGTAAGCAACGCTCCATCCGTCTCCCATGTAGCAGTCGGCATAGGGCCATCGGTTTTTCTCAGGCATAGGCACCTGGGTGTTCGGCTCTGCGACGTCGATGACCGCTTCGAGGACTGCCTTGAAGTCTTCACCGCCGTTTGAGGAGAAGGCGCCGGGGACATTCTCCCACACGATGTATCTTGGATATTTGCCATTAGTGGCACACCTCATTTCCTTAATGATGCGGATGGCTTGGTAGAACAGCACGGACTGCTGTCCTTCCAGTCCGGCTCTGCGACCGGCAACAGACATATCCGTGCAAGGTGAGCCGAAGGTGATAATGTCCACGGGTTCGATCTTCCCACCATCCATCTGGGAGATGTCACCGTAATGTTTCATAAAGGGCAGTCGCTTGGTAGTGACCCGAATAGGAAACGGCTCGATCTCCGATGCCCACACAGGTGTGATGCCTGAAATCAAGCCGCCCAACGGAAAACCACCGGAACCGTCAAAGAGACTGCCCAGGGTCAAATTATTCATGTTGTACCTCCACTTCGGAGTATTTGTAGGTCAGCCCATCACGCTGAACGGTCACACCGTCCGACCCACCAACCTGCTCGATGTACCGTTTCACGATTACATCGCAGAACTTTTCGTCCAGTTCCACGGTGTAGCAGATTCGGTCGGTCTGCTCACAGGCAATGAGCGTAGAGCCAGAGCCACCGAAGGGGTCAAGCACCACGCTGTTGCTCATGGAAGAATTCATAATGGGATATGCCAGGAGCGGGATCGGTTTCATGGTAGGATGGTCGCCATTCTTCTTGGGCTTATCAAATTCCCAGATGGTGGTTTCCTTCCTGCCGGTGTACCACTGATGCTTGCCGTTTTTCTTCCATCCGTACAGACAGGGTTCGTGCTGCCACTGGTAAGGAGAGCGTCCCAGCACAAGGGACTGCTTTTTCCAGATGCAACAGCCGGACAAATAAAAACCCGCATCGGCAAATGCCCTGCGGAAGTTCAGTCCCTCGGTATCTGCGTGGAACACATAGATGGAAGCATCGTCCGCCATCGCGGAGTGCATCTGCGTGTACGCATCCAGAAGGAAGTTATAAAAGGCTTCGTCAGCCATGTTGTCATTTTTGATTTTGCCTGCGCTGCCTTCGTAGTTGACATTGTACGGAGGGTCGGTGATGACCAGGTTGGCTTTGGTGCCACCCATCAGAAGGTCATAGGTTTCGGCCTTGGTGCTGTCACCGCAGATCAGACGGTGGCGACCGAGCGTCCAGACGTCACCGGGCTTGGTCATGGTGGGCTGTGCCAGTTCTGCGCCTACATTGAAATCATCATCTTTGACGCCGTCCTTGAGGGTGTCCTTAAACAGAGCATCGATCTCGGCAGGCTCAAAACCAGTAAGGGACACATCGAAGTCAGCACCCTGCAGATCGGCAATGAGCAGAGCCAACTTATCCTTATCCCAATCACCGCTGATTTTATTGAGAGCAATATTGAGGGCTTTTTCCTTTTCCTCATCCATTGCCACCACAACACAGTCAACCTCGGTCATGCCCATATCCATCAGCACTTTCAGACGCTGATGACCGCCAACCACACGGCCGGTGGTCTGATTCCAGATGACAGGTTCCACATAGCCGAACTGCTCAATGGAGCGTTTCAGCTTTTCATATTCCGCATCACCAGGCTTGAGGTCTTTTCGGGGATTGTAGTCGGCAGGCAGAAGGTCTGCCGTGTTTTTCTTTTCAATCAGCATACCAGACCCCACTCGGCAAATGCCTCGAATCCACCAACGGACTTGATGTAGGCTCTTGCCGTTTCCACGATTTCCTCGTAAGGAATGCCACCGACAGTTTCATCACCGATGGCGCAGCAGAACTGAACAGGCTTGCCGGTCTCCTGGGCTTTGAGGAAAGCGTAAATGTTCACGCTGACGTCAGCCTTGGAGAGGTCTTTGCCGTGGAGACCACCGCCAGTTACGGAGTCGGCCATATCACTACCCAATTTACGGTTGGTAGCGCCGGTGTCCACATCCGTGCCACCAGTCCAGTCACCGAGCGGATTGATTTCTGCGGCGGGATAGATTTCACGGAGATGGTCAGCCTTTGCGTTGCTCTGGCAGATGATGACCCTGCCGTTGTCGATGATGTACTTGCCATCAAAGGGGTAGGCATTGTAGATGTCAGTGGCAACGCTCACCAGTTCCTTCTGCTCGGCAGTCACAGGCACACCCTTGAAGATACCGTTGTCACCGCAGCGGATAGCACCACTCTGATTTCGGGAAAGGTGGACATCCTGGGGAACTTCGGAGTAATCAACATTGAGGAAGCCTGCGATGCGGTGAACGGCGGCAGTCACATCATCAATAGAAAGCTGCACGGAAGTCTCTGCGATGATATGGCAGGTTCCGTGACCGATGAGAACCTCCACTGCGATGCGCGGGTTTCTCTCGGATTTATATGCCAGGTCGACGAGCGCCCCGGCAATGCGGTCGGCAATCTTATCGGGATGTGCCGGATTTACTTTTTCAAACATAATCAACCGTTTCCTTTCCTTGCTCGAAGCAATCGTTCCATTACATCATCCTGGGGATTTGCACCGTTATATTCGCCGGTGCAGTTCTCACGGACGATCTGGTAAATTTCCGACCACAGGCGGTTTGCCTGGGTCATGTATGTGTTTGCGATGGCCACATAGGGTGACTGGATCGCTGCACCCGTGGTAGGGTGCTTTGCCAGAAAGCCCAACTCACTGGTGAGGGACTCACACTGAATCCATCTGGCGCTTGCCATGGCGAAGCGTTCAATTAGCTGCGGAGAAATGATGGCGGCGCATCCACGGTCGGACAGCCATTTCCATACATTTTCATAAATCTCGGCAGCACAGAGTGTAGAGCCGTCTTTCTGTTTTGCGGAAAGGAACTCGGAGGGCTTGGGCATTGGCTGCCCCTCCAGATCAGCCGCGCTGTCTTTGAAATCAATTACAGTCAACGGTCTTTTTCCAGGGTTGCCATCTGCAATCTTGTCCGCAATCGGCTTTTTCGGTCTGCCGCCGGAGCCGGGTTTTGGTCCTCTCTGACCCATATTTTCACACCTCCTTCATGCCGGAGTCTATTCCCCCGAAAACTTATGCGATTTTCCACACGGACCCCCAGGCCCGTTGCACGGGATAAAGGTCCCAGAGATTTGACCGCCCCTACCGGGTCACGAATTGTGCCAACGATCACCACGCTCGGCATGGATTCGGGCGTGGCAGGACTTGCAAAGGGCAATCAAATTATCTCTTGCGTGAGTGCCGCCCTCGGACAAAGGCACTTTGTGGTGGACTTCCTCAGTCGCAATCAGTCTGCCTTCCTTCTGGCACACCTCACACAAAGGATGCTGCTGCACATAGCTGTCACGGATACGCTTCCAAGCCCGTCCGTATCTACGGCGTACAGCAGGGTCTCTGTCGTACTTCTCGTAGCGTTTGGCTTCAGCCTTTGCGTGTTCCTCACAGAACCTGCTGTCAGTTAGCTTGGGACAGCCGGGGTAAGAACACGGACGCTTCGGTTTCGTCGGCATCGTTTCACCTCCTTGGGGCATACAAAAAGCCCCACGGGATTGCTCCCATGAGGCTCTCTGTGCAGTCTTTCATGATACTATTATACAACGCCGTAACGGAAAAAGCGTCCACGATATTACTCATCACTTGCCATACAGAAGCAAGGCCAGATGCTGAACCGCACGGTTCTTTTTGTTGTATGCCGAAGAACGCTCAATGTTGAAATGGTCGCAGATGTCATAGACGGCATCGGTCTGACGCTCGTCCTCATTCCAGTAGAAGGTCTGCAGGACATAGCGTTCATCCTCGGACAGTGCCATCCACGCCGGTTTGAACCAGTCCATGTACTCAACAGCCTGTCTGTACCGCTCCTTCAGCACATCGATTTCATCAATGGCTGCGATGATGCGGTTTTCGTTTGCCTGCGGATTATGGGGACCTTTCGGCATATCCGAGAGGACGGGACTGCCAACAGAGGACATTCTGTCATGGACGGTATCGATCTCCTCATCGGTGTGGTCAATGATGTACTGCATACTGCCATAATCCTTCAGTGCATTGATGGCAGCACCGCGTTTGTCCAAATAGTGCCAGATAATATTCATATTCGTACCTCCGAAATGTTGTGATCCTCGGATTGGCACGGATTTTCATAGATTGACTCAGATTTTCAAGTCCGCTTTTACGGCATCGATCAGTGCCGTTTGGGTATGCTCCTTCTGGGAGAGGGCTTTCATGATGCGGTTGTCGATGGTGCCCTTTGTTACGATGTGCTGAACCACCACGGTTTCAGAAGTCTGACCCTGCCGCCACAGACGGGCTACAGTCTGCTGATACAGTTCCAAACTCCAAGTCAGCCCAAACCACACAAGCGTGGAACCGCCGGATTGGAGATTGAGTCCGTGTCCTGCCGATGCAGGGTGGATCAGTGCCACCGGGATTTCACCGTTATTCCATCTGCGGATACTGTCGGAGTCATCCAGTCGGGAAAACGGGATATGCAGTTTTTTCAGCCGCTCGGATATGCGGGTAAGGTCATGCTTGAACCAGTAGGCCACCAGAATAGGCTTGCCGTTTGCTGCTTCGATGATATCCTCCAAAGCATCCAACTTGCGGTCATGGATTTGGATAACCTCACCGCTGTCATCGTAGATCGCACCGTTTGCCATCTGGGACAGCTTGCCGGAGAGGGATGCTGCGTTGGCGGCGGTGATTTCGCCGTCACCCAGGGTCAGCACCAGTTCCTGTTTCAGTTCCTCGTAATGCTCCCGCTCCTCATCGGAAAGCTGAACCGTGTACTCGCTGTTGACCAACTCCGGCATCTGCAGGTGGTCAGTAGATTTCATGGAAATGGTGATGTCTGAAATCTGTCTGTAGATTGCATCCTCCGCATACGGCAGAGGCTTGTAGGAGTAGATGATCTGGCCGTTCCGCTTATCCGGCATAAAGTAGTCGGTGCGATACTTGGTGATGAAACGCCCCAACCGCTGACCCATATCCAGGATGCGGAACTCTGCCCACAGATCCATCAGACCGTTGGAGGCGGGAGTGCCGGTCAGTCCAACAATGCGGCTGACTCTGGGTCTGACCTTCAGGATGGACTTAAACCGCTTTGTGTTGTGGTTCTTGAAAGAGGACAGTTCATCAATCACGATCATATCGAAGGTGAACGGGATGCCGCTTTCCTCAACAAGCCACTGGACATTTTCACGGTTGATAATATAAATATCGGCGGGTCGCATCAGGGCAGCTTTGCGTTCCGCCTCTGTGCCGACAGCCACGGAGCAGATGAGGTTCTGGAGGTGATCCCACTTATCGACTTCAGCCGTCCATGTATCCCGTGCTACACGCAGCGGTGCAATCACCAGAACCCGATGAACCTCGAAGCTGTCAAACAGAAGGTTGCTGATAGCCGTGAGGGTGATGCTCGTTTTGCCGAGACCCATGTCCAGAAAGACGGTAGCGATGGGATGGGTCTCGATGTAGTCGATGGCATAAGCCTGGTAGTCATGCGGTGCGTATCTCATCAAGAATCCCTCCGATCTGCTCTTCGTTATCCAGGACGTAGACCCTGAACCCCAACCTTCGCAAAAGTGCGTGGCGGGAGGTCTGTAATGCCCGTGGTTTTTTCCCTGGGGCCTTTACTTCCACAAAAGCCATACAGCCACCGGGCAAAAGGACGATTCTGTCCGGCATCCCATCAAATCCAGGAGAAACGAACTTCGGACAGATACCGCCCTGCTTTTTTACCATCAGCGTTAATTTTTGCTCGATTGCTTTTTCTCTCATAATGCTTTCTCCATTCGTTTTTCTGACCATGTGCAAGGTGTATCAATGTCATTTACTAAACTCTTTCTTATGGTTTTTTCTTGAAATTTTCCCTTAAGAGACTTTTTGTAATAGACCTTGATACACCTTGTCATAGTCCCGGTTAATTCAGAAAATCCTCAAAGTCGCCATCATCTGTTTTCAGCTTCAAACCCTTAAAATAACGCTTGCGGTTCAGCACCAAACGCTCAAAACCCGCATTCTCCAAGGCAAGGTAGAAATCTGCGGTGTTACGCACATACTCGTTGCAATCAAGGCAGTAGTTGCGGTATGCCTGGTAAAGGATACTGGAACTTTCCTTCAGACCGTCACCAACCTCGCACTTTTCAGCCAGGAAGTTACCGAACCAGTCGTTCTGGCTGCGATAGTCATCAATGGCTTTCTGCACGATAGCGGGAACGGGAAACTTGTAGCCCAGGTCAATGACCTTCTTGGCACCTTCGATGATCCAGGCAAGAATGCTCTCGGCAGCGTTCTGATACAAGTAGTCACCGTAATTTTTGATGTCGCTCTTACCCTCAATCTTGGCATTGAACGGGATAACGATAAGGCGGCGCCAGGTACCGTCATCGGAAGCACTGACTCTGGGGAGATGATTGGTATACAGCACCAGGCTGTGGCTCGGAGAGAAGCTGAAGGGGTCCTTGTACTTCTTTTCCGCAAAAATGTCATCCACGGAGCAGAGCTGCTTCACGGTGGAATCGTTCAGACGAGCGCCTTCCTGCATCTCGGCGGCAATGAGCAGACGCTTGCCCTTGACCTCGGCCATCTCCGGCTTCACATTGCGGCGGCATCCGAAGGTCAGCGTGTCAGCGGAGATGTTGCCGCTGTACAGACCCAGGACACGGGATACGGAGTTCCAGAAGGTGGACTTACCATTGCGACCGCAGCCGTATGCGATAATGAGGGCTTCGACCTCGACCTTGCCAACGGCGGCGAGACCGCAGATCATCTGCACATAGTCGATGAGTTCCTGGTCACCGCAGAAAATGGTGTTCAGGCAGTCGAGCCAGATCTGTTTGCCACGGTCGCCGGGAGAAACGGTGGTAGTCTTGGTGATGAAGTCCTCCGGCGAATGCTCCCTTGCACCTGCCATACCAAGGCGAAGGTCATAGGTGGCATCCGGGGTACAGAGCAAGTAAGGGTTGGCGTCCAGATCCTGCGGAGTGATTTCGAGCATTGGACGGGACTCTTTCAGCGTTGCGGTGATGTTCTTGGAAGCACGGCGCTGAATGACATAGGACTGATATGCCTTTGCAGCGAGGAAGGCTTTATAGGCTTCCAGCTGCTCGTCGCTCATCATTCCCTCGGCCTTGGCCTTGCTGTTGTTTTCCAAGATTTCTTGTGCGCCGCAAGCCTTGAGGGAAGCCAACGCAGAGAGCATATCATTGGATGCTTCCTTCATTTGTCGGAGGGTCAGTTCGTGTGCAACTGCCTGCGCACCGGGTTCGGTTTCCTGCCAGTACCGACCGTTGTAGCGGATGTAGTGGGTTGCCGGAGAATAACGCAGTTCCCCAGAGAAGTGCTTTGCCAGAACCTCTGCCTGTCCTACATCGGAGAAATCGTCCGGTTTATAGGACGTATCATCGTTGTATAATTCGGGAGGAACGTAGCCGTCCTGCTGCTGAACCTTGGCATAGAACTTCTGGGCGGAGTGCCAGATGGTCATCAGTTCCTGCTGTTCCAGAGGAGGGGTGCATTTTTCTGCTTCTTCCATAAAGCACTGGAAAGCGGTGTCATTGTCACCGTACTTTTTGATGACGCGACCGGCAAAGCGGGACATGGTAGCATTACGGCTTCCTTCGGGAATGACCTGTGTGCCGCCGTGAGAACCGCCGGGCATATCCGCATCAAAATCCTCTGCGGACAGATACTCGCTTAAAGTCATCTCACCAGGGTACAGTTCGACCTCTGGGTTCGCCGTTCCGAAGAAGAAACGGGCAGCATCCAGGGCTTTGGTATCGAAATACGGAAAAATGGTATTGACCAGTTTCTTCATTTCGCTGTATGCGGCGGCGTCCGTCATGTACTCAATGGGAAACAGGACATGGAACTTGGGACGAGCGGGTTTGCCGTTTTTCTCACGCATATGAAAGCGGCTGTAGTGAACGGCAAAGGTAATGCTGGGAAAAGCCGCCTGAACATCAGCCGGAGTGACCCAATCGGCAGGATTCTCGGAGTGGTCATTGTCACAGTCCACAGGCAGACAGTCCGAGCCGAGGAAATTATCACCGTTGCGGTAATTGTTCATGTACTCGGCGCAGACATAGTCGCGGCTGACCGCTTCCGCAAAACTGGCAGGATCGGTCACCTCGACTTTGTGGGGATAGGAGCAGTTGCTTGGAGCATTGATGAAATCTGCACTATACAGGGTGAACATCAGTCATGCACCTCCTTGGCACCGTCCTCCAGGGCTTTTGTGATAAACTTGAGCGCACGGATCATGGTTTCCAGTTCGCAGTCACCGCCGAGGAACAGTTCAAAACCCTCACCACCTTCTCGCCCCAAGGGGTTAACGCGGATATCGGTAGAACCCATATCCTCAATGCGGATGTAGGCTCGGCTGCCGTGACCACTGTCGCCACCCTGGAATCCATTGGTGCCTGCTTCGACTTCCAGGACATTGGCGCTGTAAATTTCTCTGGTGTAGGTGGTGATTTCCTTACCGTACACTTTTCTGGTTCCTTCAGTTATTGCAAACATGGTGTACCTCCTCGCAGGTTTCAGTAAAATAACGCAAGCGGTAATTTTTCCACTTGGCACGGTTGATCTCTGCTTCCATTCCGGCAGAGATACGGCTGCCAAACACCCAGACCTCAGAGCATTTGCTCATGAGGGCGTTGCCGAAGAACAAACCAAGCTGCCGTTCCTTGGGGTTGGCATCATTCAGAAATTGTGGAAACAACAGATGCGGTGCAATGGGGATGTAGCCCTTTTCTACCGCAAAGCGGCTGTATTCCTGGGCGGCCTTGACGTTCTTCTCGATCTCTCCGGCATAGGGAGAGCAGATATACACGATAGGCCGAAAGGCACGAAGCGCCCGTTCCTCTTTTTCTACAGTGGACATGGCTTCGTATGCGGTAGGGTCGTAATAACCCTCGCTGTTGAATTTATCTACACTCATACAGGACTCCTTTCACGATGGGCTTCGCCGCCATCTCTACTACCCACTGGAGGTGAAAGCCCATCTTGGCCGAAAAATAATCAGTCTTTTTTATAAAAATCGGTTTCATAGCCATCGGCACGAAGCTGCAGTCCTTCTGCCCAGGGTGGGGTTCTGCCCATCTGGTCGCAGACTGCCTGCAAGGACATCCGCCGATCCGCTTCGATGACCACTTCATCGTGGATGTGCATCACAATGGAACAGCAGCGGAGGGTCTGCATTGCATAGCAGAGGATATCTCTTGCAGTGGCCTGGACGATGTTTTCCACGAACTTGGGACCGTAGCTGTCGAGCCGCTCCCACTTTTTGGTGCTGCCGACGCCTTCGTAGGTGATACAGTCACCGCCGAACTTATTTGTGCCGACCTTGGGCTTCACATAGGAAAGCTGTCTGCCGGACGGAAGCGTGATGAAAAGCATCCCGCTCCTGCAGGAGAACTCAATGCCGTGGGTTTCATTGGTGTGCTTGTAGCGGACAGCCTCCATAGCGGCGCGGTCAACATCCCACCACAGCTTTGTAATATTGGGGTTGGCCTGCCGCCAAGCATCCACCAGAGGTGGCAGTTCCTCTTCGGAAAGCCCCATCTCCAAAGCACCCATAGCTTTGAGCGCACCGACAGATCCACCGTAACCGAGAGCCAATTCTGCGATTTTGCCTTTTTGCCGAAGGTGTCCGTTGATGCCGTGCTTTTCCACGGGAACGCCGAACATCTGACTGGCAGAGGCACAGTAGATGTCCTTGCCTTCGGCAAAGACCCTCTGACGCCATTCCTCTCCGGCAAGCCACGCGATGACACGGGCTTCAATGGCAGAAAAGTCCGCCACGATCAGCTTGCGGTCACCCTGGGGTATGAACGCAGTACGGATAAGCTGCGACAAGGTATCTGGCACATCTTCATAGAGCATCTCCAGAGCATCGAAAGCACCGCAACGGACAAGACCACGGGCTTCGGCCAGATCCTCCAAGTGGTTCTGGGGCAGATTCTGCATCTGAATGATGCGTCCTGCCCATCTTCCCGTGCGGTTGGCACCATAGAACTGGAACATACCTCTGGCACGGCCATCGGCACAGACAGCGATCTCCATTGCCTGGTACTTTTTCACCGAGGATTTGGCAAGCTGCTGACGGAGGGTCAGAACTTTCTGCAACTCTGGCGGTGCGGTCTTCAGCATTTCCGCCACAGCCTTTTTGCCAAGGGTATCGGTTTCCATACCGTTGTCCGAAAGCCACTGCTTCATCTGCTGCACAGAGTTGGGGTTCTCCAGAGCAGTCAAATCTTTCATTGCCTGGGTCAGTTCGGAGCGGGAGCGCCAATCCATCTGAATAGCCTGTCGCACCAGTTCCATATCCAGAGCAACACCGCGGTCATTGATTTCCTGGTCGATGTGGTATTCGTCCCACACGCTGTCCGGCACGGGATACTTCGCAAGCCGAGCCTGGATGGACATTTCGGTCTCTACATCGCGGATGTTGTACTTTTTGAAAGCCAACCACTTATCCGGGGCATGAGCAGGAAGGTTGCGGGTACGCTGTCCGTTGGACTTGGTAGGCGCACAGGGCTGACAGAAATATTTGATGAGGTCTTTGCCCTCGGTCAATTTTTGCTTTTCAAGACCAAGCACCGAACCAACGCCTTCCAGTGAAAGCGGCAGCCCCATCGTTGCAGCCCACACCATTGAACATTTCCAGGAATCCGGCTCAAGGTAGTTGCCAGTGGGATAGCCCAGATGCCGAGACAAACAGATGCGTTCAAAGTTGGCGTTGAATGCCCACTTGGTTACGGAATCGTCCTCCAGAGCGGCAACAATGTCGGTGGGGATCTGTTCTCCGCAGGCAAGGTCGACCAGTTGCACGGGATCTCCGTCCACGCTGTAGGAAAACAGCAAAATTTCAAATAAAGGTGACTCTACATAGCGGTACACACCAGTTTTCGCAAGGGGCTGATCGCTGTAGGTCTCGATATCGATTGAGAGAGTTTTCATATCATTGTCCTTTCAACGGAAATAAGGGCGGCAGAGAATGCTCCCCGCCGCCCCGTTGGTGCGTTAGTCCACCTTTGTGGCGGATTCCTTGGTTTTCTTGGCTTCCTTGCGCTTACGGATCTTGTCCTTCACCCAACTCACCGCAGATGCGATGATGACGATGATTTCAGCGATAAACACGCCAGTCATGGCTCCGAAGCAGGTGTAAAGCATCAGTTCCTGAAATTCAGTCATGGTCGCACCTCCATTAAGCCAGGAAGTCATCATCCGCATCGGTTGCGAAATCGGCCTCGGCGCTTGCCTTACCACCCAGGGGTTCACCGGCACGGATGAGCTGCAGGTTATTCAGACCGCAGGCGATACCCTTGTTGCCGTTGGAGTTGAAGGCATACAGATTGATGCTTGCACGGCCATACACGCCGGAGTAAACCTCGGAGCGGGTCAGCACAGGATTGCGGTCAGCATCCACGATGCCAGGTGCAGTAGCAGAATTGGCGTTGATGAAGTAAGCGTTGGCATAGGCGGGATCATCGGGTCTCTCGACATCGCCGTCGCGCAGAGGGGTCTTGATAGCAGCCAGAGGAGGTACGCTCTTGCTGTTGCCCTTCAACTTGGACTGGCCCTCCTGGTAGGCAGCTTCGATTGCCGCCTTGATCTTTGCGACCGTCTTGGTATCGGACTTGGGGATGATGAGGCTGACACTGTACTTGGGAGTGCCGCCGTTAATGGACTTGGGTTCCCAGACATTGGCATAAGACCAACGGGTATCGGGACCGGTGATGACCTTCATAGGGTTGTTGACTCTGTTTGCGTTGTTAGACATATTAAAATTCCTCCATAAAATCATTTTTGGCTGTGTTCATTGCCGGACGTTTGTCGCTCTCCGGCACGAGCGTCGGTTTGCCTTGCGGCTTTTCAATGTAGGGAGCGAGAAGTTCCTCAAAGCGGGATTTGCCAAGCATCTTCTGCATTGCAGTGATGCCGAGGACTTTGCGCTCATAGGGATCGAAGCCTGCGTTCTCCACGGTGGCGGCGACAACAGCATCGTTGGTGTACTTGCGGTTGGAACGGCCTTCGACCAATTTCCATCCGTTCCAGTCCTTACCGCTGATAGCCTGCTGAAGGGCATATTCCTTCACATCAGAAGCCCAGGCAGTCAGAGCATCAACCTTGCCGAGGATATCTGCAATTTCCTCATCATCGAGGAGTGCGGGAGTCTGGAAATCGTACCGAGCAAGAGCCATGTTCGCTTCGGCGCGTTCTCTGCATTCAGCCTTTGCCTTGCAGAATCGGCACCACTCGCCGCAGTGGAAGTCGCCTTGACCCTCATAGGCCAGTTTCGCTTTCTGGGTCAGATCGGTATCTGCCCATTCGAGCAAGTCAGCCTTTTCCATCTCGTATACGCTGATATTGGACTTGCGGGGTTGGAAGATGGTCATGCGGACGGTATCGATGTCGTAGATGTCATCGAAGATTTCCAAGGCACCCAGGGCATACAGCATCATCTGGGGATTTGCCACAGCGGAAACCTCAACGCCTTTGCCGTGCTTGTAATCGCAGATGTTCATCACACCGTCAGCGATAACGATGCAGTCGGCAGTGCCAAAACCGTCCTGAACCCAACGGGAGAAGTTCACCCGCTGTTCAATCATGACCACAGGGTCAGTGCAGATCTGCTTTGCTGTTTCCAGAAGTTCTACCACATAGGTGGCATATCCGGCGGCACATTCCTCCATCTCCTCGTTGTACCAGGAGAGATTTTCGATGGGGTCTTCCGTGGGCATCCCCAGAGCCTGCTTCAGACGGAACTCGCAGAGGGTGTGGGCATCGGTGCCCTCGGCGGCGTAGTCGCTGCCTTTATCCTCGTAGTTCTCGCAGAGCCGAGCGGAAGGCGGACAGTTGAGCCACCGTTCGGAAGAGGATGCTGACAGAACAGCGTGTTTATTGGCCATTGGTCAGCACCTCCGCATCGGCAAGCAGTGCCTTGTAGTGGGCGGGGTCGATCTGGGACAGCTTGGCGGCACCATACTTCTGGAGAAGGGAGCGGATCTCTGCGGTATGACCCTGGCGGGACTTATCTGCGAGAACGGCTCTGACCTGTTCCAAAGTCAGTGCTGGTTCGGCGGGAGCAGTCGGTTCTGCATCTCCGGCACCGCTGAACATCTCTGCAAGCCAGTTGGCGGCATCGTTAATAGCGGCAGCAGCAGTGCGCAGTTCTTCGATGGTCGCAGCCATATCGCTCATTTTGCTCATTCTGTTTTCCTCCTTCCGTAGATTGACTTTGAATCAGCGCCAGCTTCATAGCCAGTCGCTTTGACACCACGCTGATGGCCGTGAGAACTTCGATAAGTTCCTGGTCGGTGCCGTGTTTCTTCTGGGCTTTGTACATTCTGTTCACCTCCTTGGAAGGAGCGGTGTGTGTTTTGCTCTTTCCACTACCCACTGGAGGTGAGATGCGCGTTTGGCCGAAAAATCTGTAAAAAAAGTTTTTGCCCTTCAGCCGAGTGACTGAAGGGCGGGAATTTCAGATGTACATACCAAGCTGTTCACGGAGAACGCGGAGCAGCTTGTCTCTGCGGTAAGTATAGGTGTTGCGGGAAACGCCCAGAGCGGAAGCAATGTCTCTTTCGGATTTTCCTTCCATAATCAGTTCGCAGATACGGCGACCTTCGGGGTCCAGTTCCTGCAATTTCTGGTACAGGGCGCAGAGCAGTTCACGATCCTCCATGATGGACTGTGCGTTGGGGGTATCGTCCGGCAGATCATCTGCCCAACTTTTCTGGTTACCCTCGCCGTCCTCAACGGTGTAATCCAAAGAGAGGTTATCTCCGGCGGCTCGGAACTCACAAGCAAGGCAGTCGCCATCGCACATCCAGGTCTTGGATTTAGGACACATACACTGACCGTGCGACTGGGCGCGTTTGCGGGTGGCCCAAATATCACGGTAGTAGGCGTAATACTGCTCTTCGGTTACTTCCACCCAGGTCTTGAGACGGTGGACGTAGACTTTGTACTCACGGGTTGACTTCTGATTTTCACTGTTTTTCATAGTTTGTCCTTTCCGCCTGGTCAGCGGAGGGCGGAAGGACACAAAAAGGTCTGTGCAATTCGATACACAGACCCTTGGAGCCTAATATGGGCGCAACAAGAACAGGGTACCGATATTGCAGCCCACCAATGATGCGGTGGGAAGACAATATTTGTATCCTCGGCCCTTATTGCAAATCAGGCTTTGAATAATTAAATTGTTCAGCCTACGGGGGTTCCGTCTGACTGTGCTTTAATTATAGAAGAAAGGACGCCATTTGACCCGGACACGGCGTGTCCGCTGAATTTAGGGGCAAAAACACAAAAAGCCCTCTCCAGACAAGCACTATGGCTCGTTGGAGAGGGTGCAATGATGCTGCGAGGGTCAAATTCGCCTCGTTTTGCCGGACACGATATGTCCACTCAGAGAAAAAATATTTTTGAATTTTTTGCGACACACGGTTGTGTCCGTTTTATCGGACTATAAATCTGGTATGGTTTATAATGAACAGCTGCAAACGATACACTTGTTCACAGAAAAGTAACACGACTATCGCAATATTTTATTCGCATACTCGCTCTATTGTATTGATTTCTCGAACACAACGTGTTATAATATATGATGTTATATTGTCTGCATTCGCAGATACACAAGAAAGGCGAGGTGTACTATGGGTATTAACTATAAGCGGCTTTGGAAACTCCTTATTGATAAAGACATGACAAAAACTGAATTGAGGAAGCAGACCGAAATAGCTTCGAGTACCCTATCGAAGATGAGTAGAAATGAGTATGTTTCTTTAGAAGTCCTTGTTCGCATCTGCTGTGCTTTGAATTGCGAATTAAGTGACATTGCTGAAATAGAAAAATAACGAAAAGGTGTTTACAGATATGGAAGAAAAAAAGATTGTGTCTGTCAGTCTCTTTTCTGGAGCTGGTGGATTAGATGTGGCCAGTTTTCTGGCAGGAGTCCCTGTGGTTTCAAGCACGGACTTCGATTCGGACTGCATAAAGACACTCAAAATGAATGAACTGTTTGAAAACTCTGAAGTAATCGAAGGAGATCTACATCAGATAGAAAGCAGTGTATTCTCTGATATTCTGAGAAAGAGGGATTACGATAAGTTTATTGTCATCGGTGGAGCCCCGTGTCAGCCTTTTTCTAAAGCGGGATATTGGGTGGGCAACAACACTCGTAAGGGAATTAACGACCCCCGTGCTACATTGGTGGACGAATACCTGCGTGTGGTTTGTGACCTTCATCCAGATGGCTTTGTGTTTGAAAATGTAGAAAGTTTGCTTCATCCTACAAATCGCGTCATTGTTGACCGCTTCATTGAAATCATTACAGAGCAAGGGTATAAGTATAAAATCGTTCGTGCCAACGCCCTGGACTACGGTGTATCCCAAAAGAGAAAACGCCTATTTATCCTTGGTACCTTGGGTGAATTTCAAAGTGATGAGCCGCGAAAAACGCACTGTGCACCCGAAGAGTGCGAGCGAACTGGTTTGTTGCCCTATGTAAATGTCGGTGAAGTTATCGCTGGGTATGACGGTCCAGAATACTACGAACCCGAGGAAGAAACCAAAGGTGGCACCTATTATAGTGATCTCTGCGAAGTACCCCCCGGCATGAACTACAAAGCACTTACGGCTTGGTATGGCTATGAGAATCCCAAGTTTGTTGCGGATAAGCGTTTTTGGAGTTTCCTTTTAAAGCTGTCACCAGATATGCCTTCTTGGACGATTACTGCGCAGCCTGGTCCGTGGGTTGGCCCTTTCCATTGGGATAACCGAAGACTCAGAGTGCCAGAAATTGCAGCTATTCAGACATTCCCAAAGGGATATAAGTTCTATGGAAGCAGAAGATCTGTACAGAAGCAGATCGGTAATGCTGTTCCTGCACTTATGGGTAAAGCGATGATTGAGTTTGTGAAAGAGAGTTTACAGAAATGAGTATAAAAGTTCTAAGCATTTTCTCCGGCGGTGGCGGAATAGACTACGGTTTCAAAAAGGCAGGCTATGATATATGCTTCTCCACCGATTTTTGGCAGCCGGCTTGTGACACATTAGAAAAGAATAAAGTCGGTCGCTTAGTTAGATGTGCAGATATACGCCAAGTTGACTACGCTAAAGAATTGGCATCTATTGGCCTTTCTGTAGGTGATATTGATGTATTGGCTGGTGGGCCACCTTGTCCTGCGTATTCAAAATCACGTTTTTACCGCACCGATAAAAAGCGAGCCCTTGAGGACGAAAATTCCTTTACTTTGTATGAGTATTTCCGTGCTTTAGAGGAAATTAGACCGAAAGTGTTCTTCTTTGAAAATGTGTTTGGCTTTGTTTATAAGCCCCACCAGGCGGCTTTTGATTTACTTAAGGAACGTGCGGATACTCTCGGCTATGATATTAGCTTCAAAGTTATCAATACTGCAAATTATGGTGTTCCGCAGATTAGAGAACGCTTTATTTGCATTGGCGTAAGACGCGATATCGGCAAACCTTTTGTTTTCCCCGAAGAGACACATTACAATCCCGAAAAACCGGGCGGCGATGCTGCTTTGGGAAAGAAACCGTGGGTCACCTGCGGTGATGCCATCGGAGACCTGGATTATGATCTTCCCGAAGATAAGGATATGCAGGCTGGTTCCAAACACAAAGACCTGCTCAAACTGGTACCCCCCGGTGATAATTATCTGTATTTCACAGCGGAACGTGGCTATCCAGAGCCTATTTTCAAGTGGAGATCTCGCTATTGGTCTTTCCTGCTGAAACTTTCCCCCGAAAAACCTTCTTGGACCATACAGGCGAGTTTCTCAAACAATATGGGACCGTTCCACTGGAAGAATCGTTTTCTGCGTATTAATGAAATCAAACGAATTCAGACCTTTGATGATGAGTACGAATTCTGTGGTGATTTTAAGGATCAGTGGCGCCAGATTGGTAACGCTGTTCCCCCAAGGTTGGTCGCACAGATTGCACAGGCTATAAGAGATCAGTATTTTAAGGAGGATTAAATATGCCAAACACACTGCCTTTTGGCACACAGTTTTCTCCAAACCAAATAGAACTACCGCAATTGCTCCAACTCATTATTGATAATGAAGGAGATGATACAGCACCGCTGATTACGGCTATTGTGGACACTTTTTTCAGTACGAATGCTGTGGAGCAGCAACGGAATATGGCAGGAAATTGCAAAAATTCTTTAGTTTCGTATGGAATTCTTGAAAATGGCGGAGGTGTCCGCATCACTGCATTTGGTCGTCAACTACATGAGATTGCTGATGAAACAGAACAATGTGAGGCTTTGGTAAAACACATACTTAAAAACCTTAATGGTATGATACTCATCGATGTTTTGCGTGGTATGCATCGCAATGGAGAACGGATTTCCAAGGAAACTGTCGTTGAGGCACTAAACTCTCGTGGGTTCGACCTTAGCAGAACCTCTAATAATGTCCCTGTTATGAAATTGTGGTTAAACAAAGCGGGTGTTCTTCGTGGGTGGAGGATCGACGAGCATAAACTGAGTGAATTAACTGAATTGTCCGAAGGAGAATTCAGATTGCTCAGAACGCTACGTCCAGAACAGTATTATTTTCTTCGCGCTCTTTGCAATACTGCCTCAGAAAACTATCAGAGAGCAGCAGATATCCGTCAATTGGCAACTGCAACCTATGGGATAACCTTTGTAGAAAGCAATTTCTCTCAGTCCGTAATTCGTCCCTTGACAGACAGAGGGCTCATTGAAATTCAGCGTGCTACGGGAGGTCATGGTGCTCGCACCCCTCTAGTAAAGCTCACAGAATTGACAAAGAGAGATATTGTATTACCTCTGCTGCAACAGTTGGAGGGTATAATCGACAGAGAGGTTATAGAATATCTTCAGAAACCTTTGGAAGAATTGCGCACAGATATTGATGCAACGGACAGTTATTTGAAAGGTCTGGCCCTTGAGGCTTTTGCTATTAGAATTATGCGAATCATTGGATTGGACTTTATTCAAACTCGCCTTAAGGGTAACGAAACGGCCGGCGCAGAAGTGGATGTTCTCTTTGATTCCAGTCGGTTGCTCTATACCAGATGGCAAGTACAATGTAAAAACACTCACAGAGTTTCACTCGATCAGGTCGCAAAAGAGGTTGGGTTATCTCACGTCCTGAAAACAAACGCCATTGTTATTATGACAACCGGCGTTGTTTCAGAGAAAGCCCGAGAATACGCTACCCAAATTATGAAAACAATGAATCTTTGTATAATTATGGTCGAAGGTTCTGATATTGACGCAATTATTGCGGAACCTACAAAAATACTGGAAATCTTCAACCGTGAATCCTTGAACGCCAAACATATAAAAGTTTTTGAATAAGGAGGGATATTATGCCAGAATACAAATGGGCACTTGGCAATGGTGATATTGTATCTGCGGATTACAACCGTACAGATGACTCGCTTTCAAACGAGCAAGTGTTGGCAGAATTGCAATCTGCTTTTCAGCAGTTTGGTCACTCTGTTCACTGTGAGCCTGTTAGTGATCAGCTTCCCGAGGTTTACACAATTACTTTTGACGATGCCACTCTGGGGAGAATTACTGTTTGTGCTAAAGGTACGACTCCTGGCGGACGATCCAACTTGAACGATGAGCAAAGAACGCAGCAAAAAAGTAAATATATAAATTATGCCCATTCAAGATTACAGGCGGGAGAGTCTGCCGTTCAGTTAGGAGTATATAGACGTGACGGTCAGACTGTGTTCTGTGCGTGGAAGCTGAAGCAGTCTTCTGCTGGAGCAGAAACCCCTGTCTCAAAACAAATTAAGATTACAACAATTGCACAGGCCATGAAAGAGGGGTTCGTGCAGCAGGACAAGGGCTCTGGCGAGTATGCTTGCGCTTTCCGCAAAGAGTTTATGTATTTTTACATTCGTAATGCTGAATGGCTTCACGGCTCGCTCGTAACCGAACTGGCAGATCACAACAACCCCCTGCCAGACAGTTCTGTCGATAATGAGACAGCTTTCAGAGTTTGGTTTACAGAACTGGAAAAGGACAATGGTGAGCATTACTCTGAAAACACTCAGAATCAGTACATCAGTGCCTTAAAGGCTGTGGGACTGACGTTTGCGGATGCCATTGGGTCTTTCTCATCCATCTTTGAAATTGATGACATTGGAACCTTTGAAAGAGCAGTGTCTGCCATTAAAACAGATGCTGGTTTTGAGGAATTTAATCGTAATCGTGGTAACGGTTCATTGTCTGCTGGGCTGGATCTCTATAAGCGATTCTTGATTGAACGGACGGAGCAAGTCCAGAATGTTTGTTACAGTACAGGCTACCAAAGTGATTATCCCCGTAATCGCATTCTCTTCGGCGCTCCCGGTACTGGTAAAAGTTTCACTCTGAATCATGAAAAGGATGTTTTGCTTGCTGATGGCGGCGAATACGAGCGCGTGACCTTCCACCCGGATTACTCCTACGCCAATTTTGTTGGTACATATAAGCCGGTGCCTTGCAAAGACAGCGATGGCAGGGACGCCATCACTTATTCCTATGTACCCGGTCCGTTCATGCGTACCTATGTGAAAGCCCTCCAGAACGGCAGAACTGATGCACCCAAGCCTTTCCTGCTTGTAATCGAGGAAATCAATCGTGCCAATGTCGCTGCTGTATTCGGTGATGTATTCCAGTTACTCGACCGAGGCGATGACGAGGTTAGTGAATATCCGATCCAGGCATCCGAGGACATCAAAAAGTATCTGGCAGGAGAACTCGGCGGCAATCCCGACGATTACGCTGAAATCCGCATTCCAGACAATATGTTCATCTGGGCTACCATGAACAGTGCTGACCAGGGTGTATTCCCGATGGATACTGCTTTTAAGCGTAGATGGGATTTCACCTATTTAGGTATCGATGACAGTGAAGCCGGAATCGTTGGCAAAAAGGTCATCCTCGGTCAAGGTGACTATCGCCGCGTTGTGGAATGGAATGCGCTCCGCAAAGCCATCAACAATGAACTGCTCACTTATAAGGTGAACGAGGACAAGCTGATGGGTCCGTATTTCATTTCCAAGAAGAATCTGCCGGAGGGCGAAATGATCGACCCCGCTGTCTTCACTCGTATCTTTAAGAACAAGGTTATTATGTACCTGTTCGATGATGCTGCAAAACAGAAGCGCATTACGCTGTTTGGCGGCTGCGATGAAAAGGCAAAGAACCAGTATTCCAAGATTTGCAGAGAGTTTGATACCAAGGGTGTTTACATTTTCTGCGAAGGAATCAGCAGCCAGTTTATTGATAATGCCCCAGAGGATGATGGAGAATGATTTCAGTATTTTTACGAGAACAAAAACGCTATACCCAGGAAGACCTGGTTAAAGAGTTTCGTTGCTCCGAGGAAAAGGCTGTCCGCATTCTGAAGCGTCTGAAAGAATATGGCGTTCTGAAGGCCGTAAAAGCAAATGACACACAGAAGGATCTCACCGATCTGTTGGATGAGGATATCGAAATCGCTGATGTTGAGGTCGGCGAAAACGAATATCTGTATGTGTTCACTTTTGTGGGTGTTATTACAATTGAGGGTCGTGTGCTGAAATGCTATCCGAAATATCTGCTTGATGCCACGGCCCCCAAAGCAGAACTGAAACAAGTGCTGAAGGTTCTGGAAAAGTACAATTCCAAGGAACAAATCATTCGTATGTACAACGATACGAGTGACAGCAGTGCATTTAATATGTTGGCTGTTATGCTGTTCCTTCTCCAGGATTATTTCGAGTATGGTGCCTATACCAACACCCAGGACATCATCGAGTCAAACGGGTCCGGTGACATCCTTTGGGATAAGACCATCAACGAAACTTTCACTCTCTTAAGCAACAACCGGCCGTATTACCCGGAATTGCTGACCATGAAGCGTGTGAATGACGATTTTGATTTCTTCAAGCGCTTGCACGAGTGTATCATTACCCGTTGCACGGAGGAATTGAGAGATGCTGACCTGTTGGATCTGTTCGATATTATGGGTGTCGATATTTCCGATGAGCATATCGAGGACTTTGGTGACAAGGAGTATGTTCTGGAGCGTATTGTCAAAGAACTCAATGTCCAGTTCAATACCCGCAAACAGCTTCTGCTGAAAACGCTGTATGCCTACATAGCAAACAGCAGCGCACTGGACGATCTGGACTGCTTCAGTATGTTCGGCACAAACGGCTTCAACCTGGTATGGGAAAAAGTCTGCGCAGAAGTAATGGACAACCAGTTACAGAAGCCAATCGGTGGACTGCGACTGCCTATACCATTGACCGAACAATACCGCGATATGCGGCATAAGAAACTCATTGATTTGATTGATAAACCGCAGTGGTCTGGGACGGCACCGAACGGTGAACCGTTTGTAAAGCAGGCCGAGGATACGCTCATCCCAGACCTCATTTCCATCGTTAATGTCGATGGGGACTATCAGTTTATCATTTTTGATGCCAAATACTATAACATCCAATTGGAGCATAACAAAAAGCTGCGTGGTCAGCCCGGTATCGAGTCCATCAGCAAGCAGTATTTGTACCAGTTGGCCTATCAGCCTTTTGTGGAGGCTCACCAGATCAGCACAGTAAAAAACTGTTTCCTTATGCCAACCGCTTCTACGGAAATAATCGAAAAAGGCACTGCATCCCTTGCCATGTTACACAATCTGGGACTGCAGGATATTCAGGTGCGTCTGCTACCTGCGGAGACAATGTACCGTCACTACATTGAAAACACGAAGATGGATGTACGGATGTTGAATCTATGATGCGAGGAGTTTAATTGTATACGATTGCAATTGTTTGTTGAAACGATTGCACATGAGACCACTTACAAAACTATAGAAAGGGGAATTTCTATGGCTGACCGTTCGTTTAAGGAATATATCGGCAGCAGATTTTATGACCAGTTCTTCAACGCCATAAAATCGTATGTCATACAAAACCGCAATAATATCGAACTGAGTTCCCGCACGGTCAGCAGCGCCGATTACGCAGAACTCTCCGATTTTGAAATTAAATCCGTAGGAATTGATGATCGGGACGGGATGGGTATCGCATTTGACGTTCTCGTTGAGGCGGAGGTCTATGTTAAGGAACATCACCGCCATCGTGACGTAGATGAGGATACTTGTTTCCCGTGGTTCATCCTCTCCTGCACCGCCGACCTATCCAGAAACATGGATGACCTCTGCATTCATCGGGTTGATCAGTATAATCAAAGAAACAAGCAAAACAAGCCTTTGTCAGATTCTCTTGTTCCCATCAGCTATAAAATCGACCTTGATAAAATAGCTACGGAATTTTTGAGGAAACACTACCCGGAAGCCTTGCGAACCCCAATGTCTGTTGACCCTATGGTTCTTGCCGACAGGCTCGGTCTTTCGGTCATCACCCAGGAACTGACAGAGGATTTTTCTGTATTTGGGCAGCTTTTCTTCCAAGACTGCGACTCCGAAGTGTTTAACTCAGCTACGGGAGAAATGGAAACCGCCCACTTCCCGGCAAAAACCATCGTTGTTGATCCCAAGGCATTTCTCTTGAGAAATCTGGGGTCTGTCAACAACACCATCGTGCATGAGTGCGTTCACTGGGATCAGCACAGAAAAGCCTTTGAACTGGAACGGCTTTATAACCGCGACGCAACACAGATAAAGTGCCTGGTCATTGGCGGCGCCAAGGGTTCTTCCGACCGTACTGCCGCTGACTGGATGGAGTGGCAGGCTAACTCCCTGGCACCTCGTATCCAGATGCCAATCGGCTCGTTCAAGACAAAAGCAGCCGAGTATATCCGCAAATTCCAACGAGAACTAAAGGCAGCGCACATTGTGGATGTAATGGAAGCTGTCATCGATGCCTTGGCGACCTTTTTCGTTGTCTCCCGCCACGCTGCCAAAATGCGTATGGTGGACGCCGGATATGAGGAGGCAATCGGTGCATTCACTTATATTGACGGACACTATGTGAAGCCCCACGCCTTCAAAAAAGGCACCTTGCAGAAAGACCAGACATACTGCATCAGTGCGGACGATGCCCAAATCATCGCCTTCAGCGATATGCGCCTTTCTGCCCAATCTCAAAAGGGTTCCTACATATATGTGGATTCGCATATGTGTTTGAATGACCCGAAGTATGTCACCAGAGATGAAAACAACACAGTGCAGATGACCGATTACGGCCGCTTGCACATCGATGAGTGTTGCCTGGTCTTCAAACTGAAAGTAAAGGCAACCAATAAATATGGCGAGGAATTTTATAAAGAGTGCGTTCTCTTCAGAGATGTGGATTCCGGCATTGTGTTCCAGACCACTTTTGCCAAAGAGGTCAGTGCCGATGTTATGGGAAAGGCAGATGCCATCCTCGCACGAGAAATGGAGATTCAGAGAGTTCTCCAGGAACTGCCTGCTCAATTCGGTGCCGCTCTCGTTTACCTTATGGAGTGGGTGGAAATTTCCGAGGAGACCCTGGCGGAGAAGGCTCTCGTGTCCACAAAGTTGGTGCAGCGCCTGCGTAACAATCCGGCATACCCCAAGAATGTCGACTGTGTGGTTGCCGTTTGCATTGGCATGAATCTGCCGCCGGAATTAAGCAACGCGCTCATCAGCAGATCTGGCTTTACACTGCGATTGGCGCAGAACGAGGCGCATTTGATGTATAATTTCTTCCTCAACCATCTCTATATGGGCTCAATCCACGAGTGTAACGATATGTTGGTGGCGAAGAATTTACCAGTGATGACTGGTACAGAATAACTCATCCACCATTAAGGAGGTGTCCCGCAGTGGCAGAAATGAAACAGATTCACGAATTTGCTGCTAAATGGTGCGACAAATTCAGAGATCAGAATATCAATTATATAGAACTGGTAGATCACTGTATGGCCGACGACTGCGCCGCCCTCGGCTTTGAAATGGACTGCGGTCACGCCTTCACTGAAAAATACGGTGATGCTGTCAGTAACAGTGAAGCCCTGGCTCGGATTATCGATGAAGTAGACGATATACCGCTGCTTGGGTCTGCTATCTACTCTCAATGGCGGTATTTTAACCATTGGGCTTATTCCGGGGCAGAAATCCTTGAACCCCAAAACCGTGCATGGTTCATTTTGGCGCTGAGCCGCCTGACCCTACTCACTGGTGACAATCCCTTCATCTTCAAAGGTGAGCCGAAAAAAATCCGCATTGTATCGAATAATATCTGCTACGGGCCACCGCCGGAGCCGGAGGATGAGGTCGAGCAACACATCACCATCGTTGCTGATGGGCGGGTCTGGTTTTCGGCATACAATTTTGGGGAGGTTCCAGGGCGGTATCAGAAAGCCAGAAGTAAAGTCTATAAGATTGAAAAGGCTGCAGCAGAAAGGGTGCTGAACAGCATTTCGTCATATTTCAGCAGCGAGTACGATGAACTTTTCGCTACTGATATTGGCGATTGGGTGATGGAAATTACCAATACACAGGGAATAGTTTATAAGTTTAGAGGATCTCTATGTGCGGATTTTGATGTAAATGGCACTGACCTTTCGGATTTAGTCCGTGAGGCTCTGGGCATGGATGATCTTTATGTCTTTGACGGCAATAACAAACCAGATCGTGTTGACCGAATCACTGTGGATTATCACCGGGTTACTAAAATTAAACCCAAGCAGCCTGTTTCTGAGGGCGTGGAGTATGTTACCTGGGATTATAGCGAAAAGCTGATTCTTGACCGCGAGAGTGAAACCCTTGAGCATATTCAGAATATTGGGTCCGGTTGCATTGTGTCCAGGAAAATGTATGTCGAAGGCGGCGTTGAAAGTATTCTTGATGGTATTGATGCCGAGGAACTGTTTGGTGAAATTGAAGGGAACCCTGGTGATGTGATTGAAAACCCTATGGAAACACAGGACTACACCATCACCATAGATTTCAAAAAAAGTCCGAAGCGCATCATCCAGGGAACTTATGACAAGAAAGCACTGCCAGAAGCTTGGGGGGACTTTGCCAACGATATTTGGGAGTTCATCTGTTTTTATGGCTTTGGCGAAATCCTCAACCCGTCTGTTTACGGGAAGGTAAAGCGTCGCAAACAAGACTATATTTACTGTAGCGTGGAATTTGATGAAGGCTTCAAAAGCTATTATTACATAGCTGACGATGACCGCATTGAGGTTGGCGACTATGTGGTTGTCCCTGTTGGAAAGGACAACCACCACTCTGTCGCAGAAGTAGTAAAAATAGAGTATTTTGCTGAGGGGGATGTACCTCTCCCGCTTGAAAAAACCAAGCATATTATCCGCAAATGTACAGATGATGATTTTGACCCACCGGAGGAGGTGTTGTAATGAGCGTAGTTTTTGATAGTAAAGAGAGGATTGCTCGTTCAAATATTTATTCGACTTTTGGAAAGTTGCTCCGCCGAAGTACCCGAAACAATGACGATGGAGAGGTAATTCTCTGTGAAGCAGGACTGTCAGATTTAGTTGATGAGTATTCTTTTCGTTTAGATCCAAAACGGTTTTATCGTGGATATCCAAATGATAATGAGCAGTACAATCCTGAATATGTATGTTTGTCAATCTGTCAAGCCATAGAATCATCGGAAGAAGCGTTATTGAGGTTTTTAAATACAATTCTTAAGCATACCACACAGATTGAAGAGACGGAATTTTCTCAACTTGAAAATTATCTCGCCATCATCGGATATGAAATCAATGTTCGTGAGAAGGTAGAAGAGTATTGGACTGATTACGAATATTCGCTGGTTCCTTCGTCTGACGGTAATGCTGAGCGAACAAGAGATATATCGTATTTGCGTACAATGCTGACAACGCATCAAAGTGATTTGGTTCACATCTATGATGAAGCAACAACAAATTTCGGTAACGCTCAATATGTCAGTTGCATAGAAAATTGCCGTTCCCTTTTTGAGGGCTTTTTCAAAAAACTGGATACTGTTAGCAATGATTATGCCAAGGGCATACTTGCTGCCACAGGAGAAACAATTATTGACAATGGGGCAACCCTTACGTCCATCAAAAAGATTTACACCTATTGGATTGACAACAGATGCGGAGCTAATCGTTTTCGCCTCTTCCAAACTATGTATAGCGCAATGTCGGGGTTAGGAACACACCATGAGGACACCCCTACACGCGAAGATGCTTTGCTGCTTTTCCGCTTTGTAGAGGATACACTTCTGTGGTGCTTCCGGAAGGGCATTGGCTGTTAGTTTTATAAATGCAAACAAATGCCGGACTGACATTTTTGAGGTGTCAGCCCGGCATCTTTTATTTATTCATCAACCTCCTCTCCGTCATTAGCTACAGGATTTCTGGCAAGGGCAGCCGCCGCCGCTTCCTCTTTCTGATGCTTAACCGTCCATCCACCCTTCGGAGACGGTCTGTAAGCAGCGTTCACATCATAGATAAGGGCATCGTCCTCGGCAAAATAAATGCCGGGGATGTTCCAGTTATCCTCGGCAGACCAGTTTGCCATCTTGCGGATCATATCCACCACGGCGGCGGCACTAATCTTAATCTGGTATTTCTGCTCACCCTCCGGCTTGGAGAAAGGCACGGCATTCGGAGCATCCTCCTTGCAGCCACGGATGGCGAACTGCTTATCCTTCGGGTTGATCAGCACCTGGATGTACGGGGCGTAGTGCAGTTCAGCAGCGGTCTGGTTGTTGAACTTCAGAACATTGCCGGTGATGGTGGCAACGGATGCGGAACGGGTCTTAATGAGGTCGATGACAGTGAATTTTTCCAAAATAGACATAGTAGTTTACTCCTTTTCAATCATAAAGTTTTCGTCCTCCAACATAGGTGAAGTGACGATTTCGGTCGGCAGGGACAGCTTTTCCATGATGCTGTCCACATCTTCTGGTCCCCATTTGGGGTCGGCAATGATGAAGCCTGCCAGGGGGCCTTTGACCACAATCCGTGGTTTGCACTTCCTGGTTTGCCTTCTGGTATATCGCCGTTCTTTGCGGATTTGCTGTACCAACAGCCAGTCGCTCTTTTCAATGATTGGAGCGTGATGCCCCTCAATGAAATACTGCGTTTCCAGTCCGTTGTTTTTGACGCTCTTGTGTGTAAAGAAATCTACCGTTACTGTTTTTTGACACAGGGCATCACCGCAATACTTCTCATTGCGGAGAATGCCGAGGACGCTGCCGGAACTCCATGTCGATAGACCCTTTACAGTCAGAATGCCGCTCTTTGTCAGCAAATCTGCAATCTGTGTGGAGGAATAGCCCTCCAGATAAAGACTGTAGATGGTTCGTACCACATCGGCTTCGTCCTCATCTATCTCCCACTCATGGCCCTTATAGCCGAGAAGAGACCAGTTGGGGTAGATACCCAAGCCCTGGGCTCGACGGCGTTTGAATGACCATTTCAGGCTGTTGGACTTCTGCTCGGATTCACTCTGGGCTACAAGGCTCAATACGGTGATGACCATATCACTGCTCCGATCCAGAGTGTTCAGCTTTTCCGTTTCAAAGTACACGCCCACAGGAGGGTCGAGTTTGCGGAGCATAAAGATGTAGTTCAGACTGTCCAGGACATTACGGGCAAAACGGCTGACCTGCTTGGTGATAATCAGATCTATTTCACCGGCCTTGCATTTCTCTATCATTTCAAGAAAATGCTCACGATGAAGAACCGAAGTGCCGGAAATGCCCTCGTCCGCAAAGATGCCAGCAAACTCCCAGTCTGGGTTCTCTTGGATCATTTTTGTGTAGTTCTGCACCTGCAACTCATAGCTGCTTGCCTGGTTGTCCTCTTCGGTGCTTACACGGCAATAGGCACAGACACGGAGTTTTTTCTTTTCCGCATCTGTAACCAGATCCTTTTTTGCCGGTATAATCTGCACCTCCTTCTGTGGACCGTTGGCATATGCCTCACGAATCGCATCTTTGGTAGACTGCCTTTTTTCATCACTACGCCCACGCGGTCGAAGTGGTTGTTTCTTGGTTATTTTCATACGGGTTCACCTCCTCCCGCTGCGGAATTATAGCTGTGGCAAGAAACCCACAGACTACGGCAGCACGGAGCCGGCGCCCTATTATTATAATGCAAAAGTGTTTCTTTTGAGTGGTATTTGCATCTCACTCTGTATGTACCAAGGGCAAAAAAATAAGAAGCCCGAAGGCTTCCTATTTATTCGCTGTCATGGCTCATAGCTTTGAGCATTTGAATGGCTGCAGATTTCTGGCTCGGAGTGAGACAGACCCAACAATCAAACAGTTCCTTCATATCCGGGGTCAGTTCTACCGTATCGGTGTCAGCGAAGAACTGCGACATAGTGATGCCGAATCCTCTGCATATCGTCTCAAGGGTCGCAACGGAAGGAACTGTATTTCTTCTGAAGATGTTTCCGATAGTGGACTGTGCCAAACCGCACTCCTTTGAAAGTTTGTACTCCGTCCATCCGCGTTCCCGCAACAACTGCTGGAGACGAGCGTGCGTATCCATAGCATCACCACCTTTCTCATATCTATTTTACTTCCAAGTTGAGTAATAAAATACATACGAGTTGAAACGAGAATAGGTATGTGGTATGATGTAATGTTAGTAGAACAGAAATGCGGAGGGGCTGTTATGACCGAAACTGAAAAGAGGATGCACCGGGTGTGCTTTACGGGTCATCGCCCCGAAAAGCTGACACGCCATGAAAAGTCCATCAAAAAGGATCTGGAAAAAGAAATCCGCCAGGCGGTTGCTGACGGACTGAATGTCTTTATTACGGGTATGGCAAGGGGCGTAGATATCTGGGTGGCACAAATCGTGCTGATGCTCCGTGACGAGGGCTACGATGTCAAACTGATGTGTGCTTGCCCCTATGAGGGCTTTGAGCGCGGTTGGAGCCAAGAATGGCAGAAAGCATACCGAGAGATACTGGCGGCAGCAGACTTCGTGAAATATGTCTGTGAAGGCCACAGCCGAGCCTGTTTCCAAATCCGAAATGAATGGATGGTTAATCACTCTGCCAGAGTTATAGCCGTATTCAACGGAGAAAAAAGTGGAACTAAAAATACGATAGATTATGCAATGAAGGTCTGTGTACCTGTTGTCCGCATCGAGGGGTGAGCGTATGAGCGTAGAAATCATCTATGAAAAGAAATATCCTCGCATTGATCCAATGGAGGAAATGAAACAAATAGAACTGGAGATGGCTGACGAACCCGAAGAGCCGACTCCCTCGTTTGATGAGGTCATGGCAAAAATACAAGCAAATACTGCCTATGTGTTAATGCCGGAGCGCATCAAGGCCAGTGAGAAATTTATCCAGACCGCCATAGAGGTTTCCGAACTCTACGAACTGGATACAAAAATTGAGCGCCACCTGGATCACATCAGCGTGAATTACTCTTTTAACTGCTGTGGTGGTATGCGTGACATTAACCGCGTATTCGGTATGGCTGACCAGTTTTCATTCTTTAAGGACATCTATGGATGGGACATCACGGTTTCTCTGGATTTCTACACCCATGCTGTGGTTCGGAATGGTAGGGTGGTCGCACCGTAA